GAGGCTGATATTCAATGGCCCAAAGGGGACCCGAATGCAGAGGCCGAAATCGAAGAGACTTTCAGGGAGGTGGCGTGATGACCGATTTCGATAAGTGGCTCACGAATGAGCCGGATGCAAGGTGCGAGCAGTGCAACAAAGTCCTCGTGGATGATTTCTACGAGGACTTGGAGAACGACCGGATATTCTGCGACTTACGCTGTCAGGCAGAGTATGAGCAGGACAAAGCCGAGAGGAGCTATGAGAGCTACCTTGACAACTACTACGGCGGAGAAGGTCCCGTGACGCAACAGGAGCGATATGAGCAAGCGTGGAGAGAGAAACGCGGTTTATGAGGAGCTACTTGCTCAGTCTGTGAGGACTGAGCAAGGTTGCTTGGAGTGGGCAGGATACCGTAATCACAAGGGATATGCGAGGTTCGGGAAGAGCCATAAGTCCGTCTCGCGGAGAGTGTTAGAGGCTTCATTAGGTAGGAAGTTAGAAGCCGGTGAGTGTGCGCTTCACAGGTGCGATAATCCGCCTTGTGTAGCCGCCGATCATCTATTTGTTGGGACTATTAGAGATAACAACCTAGATATGGCGCGGAAGGGCAGGAGTAACCCACAAAAGCTGACTGAGGGCCAAATCAAGGCAATCAGGGAGGATTCAAGGGCTCAAGTAGTGATAGCAAAAGAGTATGGAATCAGTCAGCAGTTAGTGTCCTTTGTGAAGAATCGAGTCAGGGGAGCGTGGGCTTGACACGCTAAGATCAATCAGCTATAATGTCTTCAGTGGACGAGAACTTAAACGCAATGGAGGTTGCTTATGTACAATGAAGATGGAGAGAGCAGGGTTTACGGATACGAGGTGACGTCCGAGGAGTACTACGGACAGGATCAAGTCGAGGATGACAGGTTTCAGGACGACTTCAATGTATGGGAAGAGAATCAGATCGCACAGGACAACGAGTACGGGGAGGCCGAAGATCCCTACGACTCGGACTTTCAGGAAGATGGGAGCGTATACGACTATGACTGAAATTGATTGGGCAGTATGGGAAGCAATGCAGGCGAAAGATCTCACGGTAAGGGCCCTAGAGGTCCTTGGAGGGGTTGAAGAGGAACAGATCGAGGCTTGGATACAACAGGATGCTGAGGAGGCCCGTGAGGCTTGGGAGGTCTATGAGCAGGCCCAAAAGGACAGGCTTGATATAGTCGAGAGGCCCTTCTAGGGGCCCTTGACTTCTCGGGATCGAGCAGGTATAATGGCTTCAGTGGACGAGAACTTAGCAATGGAGGTTGCAATATGACTGACAGAGACATCGCAGATTCGATAGCGCGGATCAAGATTGAGATCGAAAAGATTCTCGGGCTTGAAATGGCCGAAGCATACGCGAGGGAGCTAACGTTCGCGGTGGCCGAGCAGAGTTGGGCATCAATCGCAATGCGCGAGGATGCAGTTGACAAAATCATCAAGGCAATGGAGGTGGCGAAATGAACACAGCAACAGCAACAGAGGCGCGAAGCCTCTCAGAGATAGCGCGGGACATACAGAGGGACTGGAAAGCGCCGTATTTCGGAGCGATCCCATATATCGACGCAATGGCGCGTCTTGGAAGCATCAATGAGATGTATTACGCGGATTCGGCCCGAAGTGTGGTGCTCTACTTCCTGAGCAATGCAAGCGCGTGGAGGGGCCCGAAGGCCCGAGAGATCAAAGCAGAGCTTAAGAAGCTCGCGGGGGTGAAATGATGGAGTACGTATCAACAGCAGGATTCCGAGAGACGATGAACAGCTTGACAATTTTCGCCGGAGAGGATTTAGAGATCCAAGAGATCCTCGACAAGGCAGAGAGAGAGCTTGCCAAGCTCGCAGAAAAGCGCAGGGCAGAGGCAAGCGAGGGATCTACCTACGGAGTTGACGATTATTGAGTTGAGTGGATTGACACCAAGGAGAGGGGATTGTAGAATATCCCCGCATAGCAACAAGCAGGGGACCGGACCAACGCAAGTTGGAGGTCCCCTTTTTGCTTCACAAACATAACCGGCGAAACTTACAGGTCTAAGAGACATACTGATTGACAGGATAAGAGAAAAGAGGAGACACTACCGGCTGATAAAGTGATTGTTGGGTTAGTTGATTAGGATAGTGATTGATCCTTGAGGGCTTCGAGCCTGTGCGTGAGCACGAGTGTCGAGGCCCTTTTGTTGTTTGGAGTGAGTAGCAGAGGAGCGAGGAGTGAGGCGGCTCAAGGACTTAGAGGTGGACGAGGGCCCACGGTCCGCGTCCGTGCTCGGGCGTCCGCGTCCGCGTCCGCGTCCGCGCTCGCGCCCCTCGCGGAGCAGCTTCCTGCCTATGTCGGCACGCCGACATTGCCCCTAAGTCCCTGACTGTCCGGAGTTTGAGTCTTGACAGCAAGCCGACAGGCTGATAAGATGGGTTCAGGTTGAAAGAGTGACGTGAATCACTAACTTGATAGGTTCTACCCGATACCGGCAGGCCAATACCCTGAGCTACCTATCGTCCGGGCGTCGCAGACTAACGGCTGCACGGCTCTTCGGAGTCGTTTCGGGGACACGGAAGAATCACTCTTAAGACCTTTAGCCTCTAGTAGTTGGAGGTTGCGCGGAGGGATGGCCTTCCGCGCTTTTTTGTCCAAGTGAAAGTTGATCTAAGTGCTTGTTGTAGAGTTTGTCTCACCTGCGTAAATCCGAGACCTCGGATTGATTCTAAAAGACTTATCAGATTGATAGATTTCAGGCTTAGGAGGCGTGAGCGTCCGGCGCTCCCTGTGTAGGCGTCTGTTTACCAGCTAGAATGCTCCCTAAGTCCTTGACAAACACCATTGAACTTGAACAAGTGAGCGTCCGGCTGACAACCGCGTCCGCGTCCGAGTGCGCTTGCGCGTCCGCGTCCGCGCTCACGCGCTCCGCGAGCGCGGAGGCAGGCCCTCGGGCCCAATACCAAAGGACAGTCCACGTAAGTCCCTGACTGTCCGAGAGATGGGTCTTGACAGACTCCGCCAATGTGGTAAGATGGGTTCAGTCGAGCGAACGAGCCGACTGATTACTCGCTTTTTGAAAATCTGATTACACACTTTTCGCGCAAAGAGGCGCGATTGGAGGTTGCTATGCGAAATGTCAGACGAGATCCAATCACGGAAGAGACTTACTTCACAGAGCGCACGGAGTTGGTGCTCACATTGGATGGGATCGCATATGATGATCCCGAGAATCTGATAGAACCCGAAGTGGATCGCATCAAGGCGGAGGTTTCCGCCGCGATCAAAGGCACCGAGAAGGATAACTTCGCGGGTGAGGTCCTCGGGTTCGCAGTCAAGGCACGCGAGGCGGGATTCGAGGTCACCTTTGATCCTTTCCTCGCACTGGTCCTCAATATGGAGGGTGCCGTCGAGATCGCATAATTGATTGTCCCAGTTCGGGATTTGGGCCCACAGAGTTAAATCTGTGGGCCCTTTTTTGTGTCTGCGAGCGTCCACAAGCGCGTCCGGGCGTCCGCGTCCGCTGGAGCGCGTCCGCGTCCGCGCTCGCGCTACGCGCACGCGCATGTGCGCTCGCGCAGAGATCACTCGAACCGTCCACGTAAGTCCTTGATTGTCCGTGGTTTGGGTCTTGCATTCTCTCCCAGCCCGTGCGATACTTCGTTTGTCGGGAAAGCCCGTCACGGGCTGGAAAGCCCAGCCCGTTTTGCTTGCCCTGTGTGTTTTATCAAGGGCTCTTGACAATCTAATCGGAGGTAAACGCTTTGCACATAAGTATTTGCAAGGATACAAAGCACGTTTACATGAGCGAAATGGTATCGCAAGATGCTCATGACGTTCTAAACGTTGTGCTCTTCACGGATAGCGCCGTTCTACAATGCGTTATCTTGAACGGTTTAGGTCACACGGTTTCTTGTAACCTAAACGATATTGACCCATTTCACGACTTTAAGCCCGTCGAAGTGGAGTCTAAATAGCAGGCTGGGCTGGGCTTTTGAGCCCAGCCCTTAACAATGGAGAAGAGCATGAACATGAAGCGTGTGGTACGTTGCGGAAAGAATGGTCGTGATAGAGTAACGGTAAAGCTCAAAAAGCCCGAAAATACCGTTATCCTTACTGCTACCAACATTTACCTGCCTGAAGGGCAAGATAATGTTGGGCTGGAAAGAGCGATAAACTCTTTCCTCACGTCATATAACGGCAAGTACAACACAGTAGACTTGCTAACCGAATACCTGAAACGTGCGGGAATGGACGTGCTTAACCCGTGCGAGACTCAAGTGTTCACAAGGTAATAACCGTGCTTACGGGCTGGGAAAGCCCAGCCCGTGAGCCCTTCAAAATTGGAGTGTGCAACATGTGCGATAGAGTAAGATCGGATAAGCAGATTAAGCGTGACAATATCAAGGAATTGCGCCGTCGCATTTCAGACGCCAAGTACTACAAGACGTTGTACTTGCAAAATGCACGCGACGAAATATCTGCCGGTAAAGCCCGTGCTAAGAATGAGCGTGAGCTTGCACGGAAAGAGCGTGAGCAGGAAAAAGCCCTTAGGCTGGAATTACGCGAGATGCTCCCAGCCCGTAAGCCCAGGAAAGCAAAGGGCTTTCCGGTCACAAACTACTTTGAGCCCAGCCCAGCCCGTGAGCTTGTCACGGCAGACTTTGAACGGTACTCTAACGGTTTCAACGTGTACGACTGACAAGCCCAGCCCAGCCCACAATAGCCCGTGAAGAGCCTAGCAAGCCCTTCACGGGCTTTTTGCTTTGAGCCCAGCCCGTTCTATCCTCCCAGCCCTTAAAGCCCGTGTGAGCCCTTACAAGCTCGTCACGGGCTTTTGTGTTTTGATAATCTCGTGAGCTTTCCAGCCCAGCCCGTTAGCACGCGAGGATAGCAAAGCCCAGCCTATCAGCCCGTCCACACGTCCGCCAACAGCCCGTCCACCTACCCGTCCGGCGGCCCTTGCCTAGGAGTCCCGTTCCACTACCCGGTCCGGCGGACCGCTGCGTTTCGCGGCGGTAATCCGCATATACGCGCTGCACACATCACACACAAAGCCCTCAGTTTGCAGAGAACCCCAACACCCGAATTTCACCGGTAACTGATGGGTCCCATCTGACACCCAGTTTCCGGAAAATCCCAAAATTTCTAAGTCCGGTTAGGGCAAAATCCCCAGCAGGAGACTGCAGGAAGGGGGTCACGGACACCCCAATATCTAGTAATGCAATTTAGACCCCTGTTCTTCAGGTATTACCTTAACAATATAAGGAGTGACAAGAGGATCACGATAAAGACAAGCAGGAGGACGAGGATGAAGAGGAAGTGAGCAACTCTCGGGGTCAGTTGAAGAGGGTCCCGCATACTTGGACTATCACCCACAGGGAGGCGAATATGAGAGCTAGGCAGACCATGAGGCCGGTGAGTGGGAAGAGGAGCAGGATACCATAATCCACGACTCGATCAAGCCATAGCGGGTAGGGATCGCCGGATGGTAGTTTCCCTTGCTTAACAGCGTCTCGGTAGTCCAATGGGCCTCCTATTTGGATCTGTAGAGCATTCTTGCTATGGCTATCACGGCGAAAAAGACAAGGACGGAGATGGCTCCCCACAGAAAGAGTTCAAGGCGTTCAGGATTCATCTACCATTCTCCTCTCCCACGCCTGATAAGCAGAGTCAGGGGATTTGTGGCCGAGTATCATCCCTCCACAGGCAGCATTCCGGCACTCGATCCGGTAGCTGACGTCAAAGTCCTTGAGGTTGTGGACTGTTTGACGGAGGTCGGCTCTCGTGCCGCAGAAGGGGCAGGGGGAGAGGAGTCGTTTCTCTTTCAGGTCCTTTTTACCCATCGGTAGATTCTCCAAGCGATGGTCAGGTAGAAGAGAGTGACGAGGGCCCCCCAGCATACATCAGCCCACGTTTGATAGGGACCGTACATTGGTTGGTTTCTTTCTGTCCATCTCCTCTTCGAGGGCCTTCTCGTAGAGATCGAGGGCTCTCCGTGCGACCTCTGCCCGGGCTTTGGCTGAGGCAATCCTGTCGCCTGCCATCCTCCATTCGAGATCACACTCCTCAACAAGGGCTTTGAGGGCAAGGTGGGCCCCCTTTGGTTCAGTTCTTCTTGGCATTGGTCTCCTTCTCGACTCGGGTATTCCACCATCTGATTGCGGCGTCATCTTCGATCTGTTCGGGTGATTCGAGCCTGCACCCCTGACACTGCACGAACCACAGGGGCCACCCCTGACTCAAGGGCAGTTCGGTCAGTTTGGCTTCTCCTCCGCAGAAGGGGCAGGGTAGAAGGTCTGTCATTCTCTCTCCATCGCAGCAAGTTCTTCATTCAGAGCCGCCTCGTAGTCCATTTCCGGCGCTGCCCAGTCAGAGTCCCTTCGTGCGGCCAGTCTCACCCGCTCCACGAATGCGCGGATGGCTTCGAGTTCTCTCCGCTCAATATCTCGCGGGTGCATTAGCAGCAGGCCCTGACTAATGCCTTCTCCCAGCGATCTAGGCACGTCCTTGTGCTGTTCGAGAATGGCGCGGATAGCTTCCAGCATGTTCGGCTGTGGTTTTCCAACAGGAACTTGCACGCGAGAAAGCCACTCCAGCATTTCATCAATCGTTGGTTCAGCCACCCTTCACCTCAGCTTCCATCGCGGCGAGCACGTCTTTTGCTGTTGCCCACATGTATTCCTCTAAGGAGCATTGCTTCTCCACCCGCTCCACGAATGCGCGGATAGTTTTGAGTTCGTGGCCAACCTCCATAGGGGCGCAGGCTGGATAACGGTGCTGTTCAAGAATGGCGCGGATGTCCAAGTAGTTTTGCACGCCGTATTGATCGTCAGCCTGCTTTAGTGACTCCAGCATTTCATCAATCGTCGGCTCAGTCATCGTTCGGCTCCTCCGGCAGGTCAGGCAGAGCAGTCATCGGCATCCAATAGCAGGCCGTGGCTGTCCCGTAGTCCATATGCCACCCGTCTGCCTGCCGGACTGCCCAGTGCGGGAACCAATGCTCCCTTGTGAGAACGAGCACGTCTGTCCCGTAGGGAGGCTGTTCCTCTCCGGGCTTCCTCCACCGCCGGTCGAGGTCCCTTTCGATCAACTGGCGAATTTGGTCGGTAGTCAGCCCCCACACGTAGTCACCCGACCCGAGGATCAGGTGCAGGTCCGGGTTTTTCTGCTCCTCCATTGACTCTCTCCTCCATTTCCTTCAATTCCGCCTTGATGAGCTTGTAGTAGTCCGGGTAGAAGTCTTTCTTCCCTTTTAGCCGTATCCGCTCCCAAAAAGTCTTGATGATCTCAAGCTCGTTCGAGCCCTCCTCAGTCATCAGGGGTTTTCTCCTTGTGCTCGTGCCAAGCCTTGAGCACCTCTGTCTTCCTAGTGTCTTCCCACCAATCGACAATCTCGTGGAGCTTCCACTGCAGGTCATTGAATCGCTTCGAGTCTCCGTGTGGAGGGCCGAAGATTGAGGCTTGAATGTGCTTGTGTAGCTCAGTGGCGGTAATCCATTCTCCCCCGCCCTCAAGCGCCTTCTTGGCCTTCTCAAACTCATCACTCGGGATATTCAAGGGGTAGCTCCAGTTGCTTCCTGCGTTCAAGCTCCTTGGCAAGGAGCCGAAGTCTCACCTGCCCGATCCTCATCACCACCACGGGGTAGTTGAAGACAGTCAGTACCACCCGATAACACTCGTCTACGAGTTCGTCATCGGTCAGACGTTTGGGTTGTTCGTCCACGTCAGAACAGGGTAACCATCTTGGTAGCGAGTGCTACCGCGATCCCGATAGCTCCTGCTAGGAAGAGGAGCCTGCCAAGCTCGGCTAACTTAGGGTTGGCGCTCAGGGCGTACATCAATGCCCCGACAACCATCATCAGAACAGCAAATAAGGCAATCAGCATTGCTCATTCTCCTTGTTCAGCGAACCTGCCGTATAACTTGCCGTGTAATTCACCCAACTGTGAGTCAAAAAGATAGGCCGAGAGCATTGCATGTAAGAGCCCTGCCTCGGCCCGAGTCAATAGGAGTGTGTCCCGCTGAGCACTACCCGTCTCAGCGGAGATGTTGATCCCCTCGTTTGAGTGCTGGAGGAGGATCGTTCTGTCCGTGTCGAGGCAGGAAGGGCTCACATCGAGCCCCTCCCTGACCTCGAACTTGCCTTTAAGCGTTTCCAGCTTTTCCGCCCGTGAATGTTGCTTGGCCATTCTTTATCTCTCCTAGCACTTCGACCTCAAGGAGCCCTTCCTTCTCATTCCACAGGGCATCAAGAGTCGTGCCGGTCATTTTGGCTGCTACTGTGAGCAGACTGACTACCGAAGCAACTCTGTGAGCAAGCTGCTCAAGAGTGGCTCCCTGCATATAGAGGCCCGGAAGGTCCTTGACCCTCCCCAAGAACGACCCGTCCGGTTGAGGCTGTACCTCAATCCCAAATGCTTCCGGTGGCCCATTGGCCACAAGTTTACCTTTCATCATACGCTACCTCCAATTCTAAATTCTCAGGGCTAATCCCTTAAGTTGTCCCTATTATGCCGGTCTGACAGGGACTTGTCAAGGGTAGAAGGTGGACGCTCAATTCCTATTAGCCCTCATTGTGGTAGCTATGGTACATTCAGCCACCGATGCAAGCATTCGAGAAGTTCTTATTCGGGGGACAGGTCATCCTAGACGCTTCCGAGAGTGAGGGGAAGTGGGAGGACTGGCTCCCCCGGATGGGCCCCGATACCTTCACCGGCGAATTTGCTTTACACCACGCGGACTTTTGGGACTGGTACTGGGGAATGCTTCAGGCCCGGAAGGCGCGGCGGAAGATCGGGGCGGACGATCTCGTCTACCCTGCTGTATGGCCCCGTGGAGGCGGCAAATCATCCGCCGTTGAGTGGGCCTGTATTGCCGAGGGGGCTTTACTCAACAAAGGCTACGTCCTCTACCTTTCGGGGACGCAGGCCCTCGCCGAAGGTCACCTCCAAGCCATCAAGAATCGCCTTGAATCCTCTGAAATCAGCAAGTGGTACCCCGGATTAGGGAACCCAAAGGTTGGTAAATTCGGGCAGAAGTTCGGATGGCGGCAGAACATGCTCATCACAGAGGGGGGTTGGGGGATTGCGGCTCTCGGGGCCGACGTCGGTATACGCGGTGGGAAGCTAATCGACGTTCGGCCCACGATGATCGTGGTGGATGACCTTGACGACCTCCACGACAGCTTCCAACTGGTCCAGCGGAAGATCGAGGTGCTCACTCGAAGCGTTCTTCCGACCGGAACCGGGCAGACAATCGTCCTTTTTGCCCAAAATCTCATCCATCGGCACTCAGTTCTCAATCAAATGCTCACGGGAAAGGTCAGAATCCTCTCTCGAAGGCGCATAACAGCACCTGTCAAGGCTCTTGAGGGCCTCGAAATCGAGTTTTCCAACGGAAGAGACCGAATTACTGCCGGGAGACCGACGTGGAGCGGTCTTTCGCTCGTTGCATGTCAGAAATTCCTCGACGACAGCGGAAAAGACGCCTTTTTGGCCGAATATCAGCACGATTTCGCCGCTTCTCTCGAAGGGCTGGTGATTCCGGAGTTCGATGAGCGGATTCACCTCATCACGTGGTCTGAATTTCAGGCGATTTACGGTATCCGGACCATTCCCGCCCACTGGAAGAAGGATGTGGGCCTTGATTGGGGCTCCTCGGGCTACGAAGCCCACCCGACAGCAGTCAGCTTCTTCACGACGAGCGGGGAAGACTCCGTATTACCCGGCGTTCACTTCCTCTACAAGGGCCTGACGTTTGGCACTAGCGTGCTCGTAGACCACGTAGGAGAGGCGATACAGGAGGCGATAGGGGGGAAGGTAGGCTCAGAGTCAGAAAGGGCCTACAGGCGCTTCAGAATGAGCCACGAGGCCCGTTCAGAGAGAGATACCCTGCGGATTAAGTACGGAATCCCGTTTCAGGCTGCCTCGGCAGGGAAACGTGACGGGATCGCACAGATCCGGCACTACCTGCAGGTCGATCCGAATATGCTCCACCCCTTCAAGCCCGACGTGTGGGGGAAGAGCTTCTTCTACTGGATCGTCGAGGATGACCAGCTTGAGGTCGCAAAGGATGACGCCGGACTGAGCCGCTGGAGAGAGGAAATCATCGACTGGCGCTGGATCCCTCAGGAGATCCACGACACGGGGATTACGAGGGAGATGCCGGTCAAGTTCCGCGATGACGCGATGGACTCAATGCGGATGATTACTCAGAAGTGGATGCCCAACATGACTCCCATAACGGGAGAGCAGAAGAAGGAACTGGAGTTCCCGGAGGCACTGAGGAAAGTCAACCTCCCTGATGACCCCCTGCAGCGGGAAAGCTGGGAGCAGGGGCGCTGGCTCGTTGGAGCGCGGCTTGCAAAGAGGAGAGAGTTGCTGGAGTTGCAGAAAGTTGCGAAGCGGGGAGGGTATTTTGGCACCTCCTCTTCATAACACGGAAACCGACCCGCGAATGCCAATGCATCAACGCGGACAATACCTGAAACCGACCCATCCTGTAGGAGACACTATGACCAACGAAGATATTCGGACGATTGCGGGAACGGCTTATGACGGCTCCAAGGGAGCCACGGACCCACCCTATATCGAGCTTGATGCTCAGGCTCAGTCGATGCTTTTTGACTCCGCCTCGGCAATAATCAACTACGGCGGACCGACCACCACTTACGAGGTGGCAGTGGCGGAGGCTGCGGCGGTGTTCGTCCCGCTTAGTGCGCCCCCTCCGGGCGGCGATGCGCTCTCAGCGGCAGCGGCCAAGCTCCACAAGGAGCGGGAGGAAGAGAAGGCAAGGATAGCGGCGTGGAAAGGCGCAGTCACCAAGGAGGAAAAGGATCGCCGGGAGGACGAAGAGGAGCGCCTTGACAAGGAAGAGGACCGGATCAAGAAGGCGAAGCTCGTGAAGAACGGGCCCGACAAGAAGTAGTTGCGTTCGACAAAAACGCGATATATAGTGCTCTTTCCATCAAGTTAGAGCAAGGGAGACCTCTCTATGCCTTTACACGAAGATCAGAACGCGGCGAATCGGGCCACCCTCCGGACCTTCAACACGGGTACGAAGCTCGGGATCATAGACGCCACGGTTGCTTTGCCTGCGACTGCGGGGGCGGGGCTCAGGGAACTGCAGGCCGCCGTCACGGCGCTCAATGTTCACGAGGATCAGCGGTATCCGCTCGTCCGGATCAACAAGGCGCTCAAGGTAGCCTACGACATCGGGACCCTGACCGACGCCAACATTTTAGCAGCTACCACAGTGGCAGGCTTTCAAGCCTTGTGGGTAGCAGCCGATCCGCTGATTACCGACCCGACGATGTATGGAAACATCTTCTGGGGAGAGTAGTCCGGGACGCGGCAAGGTTTGGAAGATGTGGGTCTGTCTTGACCCGAAGGGCAGGCCCATCCCTACAAGCATCGACCCCAACAGGAAGACCGCCCTTCTGCTCGGCGCAGAGATGAACGATTCAGAGGCGGCGAAAAAGGCCGGATATGCAACCCGCAGAGTAGTCTGTGTTATTGAGTGAGTTGGTTTGGCTGTCAGTTACACTCCTTCTCCTACTCCGGCCCGTAGTTAGTCTTCAAGCACCTTCTACGGGCCGATTTCTTTATGTGGAGTCAAAATGGGCGCTGCAATCGAGCACAATCTCTTTCAGGACTATATCTTCTTCATCCCAAGCGGGGGCACTACGTCAACCAAGCTCTACAGTGAGACGAGTCTTGCTCACGGGTCGGGTTTTGGCTCCAACTACAACGAGAACCCGAGGCTCTGCCTCGTAGGAATCTTCTCTCCGGCAGCCCTCACCGCAACAGCCTTCTCGATAGAGGTCTCCCACGACGGAATGACGTGGGTTCCTGTCCACAACACGGACGGGACAGCTTACGGGGTCACGGTGGGCCCGGGCAGGTACACAGTCATTGCGCCGAGTGTCTCCTTTGGGTGGGGCCATATAAGGCTCAAGGGAGCAGCGCCCGAGGCGGCAGACCGCAGCATAGTCGGCAGATTTCAGTGTGTTTGAGCAATGGGATTCCCGCACAGACGCAGACTTGTGACCCTGCTCGACGTGGGCCTTATGGCCTCGGGTGGTGGCCCGATTGAGCCGCCTATCGGGGACATGGACGGCCTCGGAGTGTGGTACAGAGCAGATCACGGGCTATACACAAACACTGCTGCGAACTTTGCGTCAGTGAATGCCGAACAGCTAACCATTCCAATCAACCCGTCTCTAGCTACCGCTCCCGGAGCGTGGACGTGGGGTGGCTGGGTTTGGTTCGACGTACAGACTGTGGCGGAAGTTATGTCGTCAGGGAATTGGCGATTCTACTCTGATGGTGTTCAGGTTCGTGCTTCGGTCGGCGGCAGTGGGGGATACAAGGAAGCGTATAGTCCGGGTATGGGGGTGGGAACTTGGTACTTCCTTCTTGCCGGATACCGACCGGAGGACGGTGGTCAGTTGTACGTATTCGGCAACGACACTGTGGGTGGTGCTTGGATCACAGGTGCAGTCGGCACGGTTTCGCCAATCACTTCCGGCACAATGCACTTCGGGAATGGATTCAGTGGCCGCTTGCAGGGCTGGTTCCAATTCAACAGGGAATTGACTGCGGCAGAGCGTACCTTCCTCTACAACGCAGGTGTAGGCAGGCGGTTTGATGAGTTGAGTGCCGCATTCAAGGTGGGATTGCAGGGCTGGTGGCCAATGAATGAGGCTTCCGGTTCTCGCAGGGATCTCTCAGGGAATAACAACACTCTGACTGACGTGAACACTGTCCTTAGTGCTCCGGGCAAAGTACCCGATCAGGCAGCCTTTGGGCCTGTTGGCTACTGGGAGGACTCAGGCCCGAATCACTTTGATCTGACTCAGGCGACTGCTGGCAGTCAGCCTGTGCTCGTGGCCAATGCGCGGAACTCCAAGTCGGTAGTCCGCTTTGATGGGACAGACTACATGTTCACTCCCGCCTCGATAGTGGGAGGCTCTTTGGCGGGGGCGCAAGCACAGTCCGTGTTCTGTGTCCAAAAGCAGGCCGCAGGTGTCAACGCTACACACCATAGTTGGGGGGCGGTTGCTACGAACATGCTCGTTGGGCATTGGGGTATCGGGGGCCTGCTAATCTACGACTCAGGTAGCGGAGCACCACCTACAGGCAGGGTGAGTACTGCTCAGCCTGAGCCGTGGCAGGGCACGTGGCACCTGATAGAAGCCGTTCGGGACGGCGTAAACGGTTCTTTAACTATCGAAGGGAACCCGCTTGTCACCTCCTCCACACTTACAGGCACATTTAATACTGCAGAGTCTCGCAATTTATATGTTGGAGCGCATTTCTCTGATTTAGTCACATATAACCTGCAGGGCGATATAGCTGAACTCATTATCTTCAATCGCACCCTGACTGCAGGTGAGTGCGATACAGTACGAAACTACCTCAAGCTGAAGTGGGGCATAGCTCAAAACAAACTCATGCTCAACCCGTCCGGTACGGGCTATCTGCAGCTTAATCCGGCCACCAACGACAGGCTGGCACTCAACTAACGAGGGTACGATATGGCCGACTTAGCTTCTCCAAGTTTACCCGCTCTCGCGCCCGGCGCAGTCGATACGGCTGCCGATCTTGCCCTCATTTACGACACCTCTGTCAGCGATTTGAGGAAGATTGCAGTTGTTGACCTGCTCAGTCTTGCGCCATCGTCGCCGTCCTCCCTTTGGAATGGGTTGCCTGCTACCGACCTGACAGCTACCGGAGTGCAGACTACCTCCTATGCGGCAGGCGCAACCATCACGCCGGGGCAGGTAGTGTTCCTTGGGGCCGCTGGGAAATGGCTTCACTCTGACGCTGACGCCGTTGCTACAAGCGGGGGAATGCTTGGTATTGCACTCGAAAGCAAGACTGACACTCAACCACTCAAAGTACTGCTCGTAGGCTTTATGCGGAACGACGCTTGGGGGTGGACGCCGGGAGCTACTGTCTATCTCGGTGTGACTGCAGCCTCGGTTACTCCCACGCCTCCTACGACGACTGACAGTGTAACGAGAGTGCTTGGGTGGGCAACAGCGGCAAAGGTGATTTGGTTTGCACCTTCACCTGATTACCTGACTCACGTATAAGTATGGCCGACATTAAGACTATCAACTCAGTGCCGGTAGCAGGGATCAAGACGTATCAGGGTATCCCGCTCGCAAGCCTCAAGACGATCAATGCTCTTGAGGTTGGGGAAGCGGAGGGCTTCCCCGGCCCTGTTCCGGTAGCAGGACTGCAGGCGTGGTACAAGACAGACGCGGGGGTATGGTCACGTAGTGGTGCGTATTTCAATCGCCCCAATGCTGAGTACCTGACAATGCCGAGCAACCCAACTCTGCAGTTTGGCTTCATCCCGTGGACGATCTGTGGTTGGGTGTGGACGCCTGACGTTACCAGCACAACCCTGATACTAGCCAAACGGGGGTTGCTTGAAGTTGATTATCAGATACATATGGCCGGTGGCGGTATAAATGTACTCGCGTATAACGGTGTTACTCACCCTGCGGCGACTCGGCCCATTACTGCAGGCGTGTGGTTTTTTATAGTTGGCAGTTATGATCCTGCCACACAGCTTCTTTACGCTCAGGTAAATGACGGGGCAGTATCAGCCTCACCTTCCGGTGGGGTAATGACAAACAACCCGACTCACGGGCTGGGGTTTGGAACTGATTTAACTGCTCCAGCTACCTACGCAATGACGGGAATGCTTCAGAACTGGGCATTCTTTGGCAGGGCGCTGAGTTATCCTGAGCGAACCTTCCTCTACAACGGTGGAGCAGGCCGTCACTACGGAGAACTGGACGCCGCCTTCAAAACCGACTTGAGAGCGTGGTGGGCCTTCGATGAGCAGAATGGCTCCCGTGTGGATATTCACAACGGGAATACGCTGACCGATGTGAATACGGTTACTTCAGGTGACGCACTCATCCTCAATCCGGCGAGCGATAACGCTCCTGTCTACAAGTGGAGTGACCAGTCCGGCAACGGACGGGACTTGATTGCCGCCGCTGTTGCTAATCGCCCTATCTACAGAATGGACACGCGGAACGGGTTGCCGGGCATTTGGTTTTACGGAGCAGGCTCTCCCGCACCGCAGTCCCAATGGTTTCAGGGATCCGGCGCAATGACCGCAGGCACGATACTCAGTGCGGTGCAGAACCGCGCCCCGCTGCCGTTCGGTAATTACAACGGGTGGCTGACCGCAGCCAGTGGTCAGTATTTTCAGGCTTTCTATGCAACTCAGACCTACTGGCTGTATAGCGGTGCAGCACTGGGAGGGTTTGCACGAGACGGGGTTGGCGATATTCAGGTCGATCAGGCGTGGCACGACTATGAAGTTACCGGGACTCCGGTAGCTATCAGCGGGTTAATGATGGGCATTGACCGGGGAATGGCAGACCGTGTGTGGTATGGCCCCGCAGGAGAAACGCTCATCTACGATACTGAGTTAAGCGCCCCTGACCGGGTGCTGGTAGAGGACTACCTTGAAGAGAGGTGGGGGCCATTCGGAATAGCTCAGCCTGACGAAGTACCCGGCCTCAAACTTTGGTACAAGTCGGATGAGGGGGTCTACTCAAAGAATGCGGCTTACTTCATTCCGGCCAATACTGAGTTCTTAACCTGTCCGCATAATGCCACCCTCTCACTCGGTAATATCCCGTGGACGATTGGGGGGTGGATATATCAGGAAGCGGGTGGCGGCACTCCGCAGGTTCAGTTGTGCAAGTTCGCAGACGCGGGTGGTGTGGAGTATCAGATTTATTCGCAGACCGGCACCCCTATTATCTCGATACTGACAGGCGTCGTGGAAGCCTACGCTACAGAGCCGCTCGGCTCGTGGTTTTTCTACCTAGCATCCTATGACGGCGCAGGCACATTGTCCCTTCAGTTGAATAACGGTACGGCTGCTACGGCTGCTACCGGCCCTCCACCTGTCGGATCAGGCAACCTGTATCTAGGTGCTTATAACGCCTCCGGCGCTTATGTCCACAAGGGAGCAATGCAGAATTGGTTCATCTTCGGCAGGTTATTGAATGCCACCGAGCGCACCTTCCTTTACAATGCCGGAGCCGGTAGAAGTTACGAAGAGTTGGACGCGACCTTCAAGACGAACCTTCGAGCGTGGTGGCCGCTTGATGAGAACGGCGGGACGCGACAGGACAAGCATATCCACGCTAATCACCTGACTGACGTGAATACGGTGATGGGGGCCGATGGAGTGGTCGTCAATCCGGCAAGCAGCAACTCCACTGTGTATCGGTGGGGCGATCAGAGTCCTGCAGGGATTCAAGTACTTCAGGCGAATACCGTCAAGCGCCCCCTCTTCCTCACCGGACAGAAAAACGGGAAGCCGAGTGTTCGATTCGACGGGGTAGACGATGTGCTGGTGTCTCCTTCGATATTGGGTTCGGCTCTTGCGAGCGCCACAGCACAGACCGTCTTTGTTGTTCAGATCCAGTGGCTCTTGGGTGCAGGAGCGGGTACTTATGAATGGGGGCCTGCTGAGAACCATATCGGAGTGAATGCGGCGTGGAGTGACAATAATATCTACTGGGATTGTGGGCCGATTGTTGGCGGAAGAACTGTATGCACTGCACCCGCTCCGTGGCTGGGGCAGTGGAAGCTGCTTGAGTACCGCAGGGACGGTGCGGGTTCGCAGATTGTGGCTAACGGTGTTGGGATAGGTGGCGCTGGTCTGACACAGCCGTGTAACCCTGCCCTGACGAGCGAGTTATACGTAGGCGGGGGCGTTCCCCTCTATGGGGATATAGCAGAAATAATCATTTTCGATAACGCTATCAACTCTTCGGACTGGGCTGCAATCAGGAATTACCTGAATGCTAAATACGCAATCTACTAAGGAAGCAATATGGCTGAAGCTGAAGCGCCGGAACTGAAACCTGAGCAGATCGTGGCTCTGATGGCGGCAATGCAAGACCCGCTGCAGAAGATCATTGACTATCAGGACATGTACATTACGACCGAGTTCCCGGAGAATGACGAGCCGTTTGATACTGAAGTTACCCCTCCGAGGCCGCACAAGGGCAGGCCAACAACCTATCTGCAGGTGTTCCCGTCAAGAGTGCCTCTGCCGACCGGGGTAGTTGGCCAGCTTCCGGCTGAGGCGCTCCCGAATCAGCTTGATACAAAGCCCTCTGACCAGCGGTTCTCGCCTGCTGACCTGCGGTGGGTGTTTGCAAAAATGCCCTTTGCGTTTGAAGTCTCTTCCAAGGAGCGGGACGGCAGGGTGTTCTTTGCAGTGACGTTCAAATTTCGGACAGGCGGGTTTCTCTATCAGTACACGAAGGACGTGTTTCCGGGAATACCTGACCCTGAGCCGGGGCCGGAACCGAAGTGGGAGTACGTGAACGAGAAGCCTTCGTGGTTGCCTGACCCCTGCGACTAATGGGATACAGAAGAGGAAATGACTACAAGCACCGTGGGGCGGTCCTAGAGCGCGACAAGGGGGTCTGTGCGCTCTGCGGCCTTGACTGCCTGAGGCTGCGACTGGTCGCCGAGAAGCGGTGGAAGGATGGCCGGAACCGGAAGCGACTCTTGAGCCGATGGCCCTTTATCGGGGCGAGTCGCTTTTCAGTAGTTCCGAATCCGGGGCCCTACTGGCAGATGGATCACACTTTGCCGGTCTCTGAAGGGGGTGGGGAGCGAGGCATCGACAACCTGAGGACGCTCTGCATTGGCTGCCACTCGAAGGAGACCGGCAAACTCGCAGGACGGAACGCCAAAACGAGGCGTGTGAAGATCAAGTACGAGAGGCACATTGCGAATGTGGATCAAGGACCCGTCCAAACAGCTTTTGGAGCATTTGGAAAAAGAAAATACTCGTCTGCGTGGCGACGTGCTTGAACTCCGCAAGGACTTGAGGGAGGAACGGGAGAGGAACCGTGTCCGTGAGGAGGCAATACTCGACCGGGTACTTACAAGGCACGGTTCCCGACCTGTCTCTCCTCCCGCCCCCGACGTGATACAGGTCCTTCCCTTCACTGCCAAGCGAAGTGATGAGGAGGAGGCGAGAAAGAGGGACTTCATCGCCGAGGAGGTCGAGCAGCGGGGCCTGACTCCGAAGGAGATGACCCCGCACCTGAGAGCGGAACTCGATCAGATGTTCGAGGAGTGGGACAAGGCGGCTAAGTAATGCCAACGACCATAGAACAACCCGTAGACCAGCCCAATCTAGCTCCGGAGAAGGGACTGAAGAAGGCCGCTCAGGGCGCGAAGCCCGAGAAGAAGGACCTTCAGAAACTCCTGCAGAGCTTCCATTCGGACCTCTCGAAGGACCGGGACGAGGTGTGGCGGGAGATCTACGGAGCCTGCCACCTTGTGGCTCTCTTTGTGAAGGGCAAGCAGGTTCTTCGCCGGTCCACCTACGGGAGCGGGTGGAGGTATTACGCCCCTCTCACTGATACCGGCGGATCAAACATCAGGCCGATCAACCTGACGAGGTTCTACATTGACAATGTGGTGGTTAAGTGGGTGCAGTCCTCAGCCGATTTGGTGGTACGACCCTCAAAAGATACCGATCAAGCCATACTTGCAGCTAGAGCCGATGAGATCATCATCGAGCACTATGAGAATAAGTGGTTTACCCCCTTCTTCCGGCAACGCGAGGCTCGACTTGCTCTCACCACAGGCAATTTCATCCGGCGACTGTACTACTGCTACGACCTGCCCGGTAAAGCCCGAAAGCCCGTCTACGGGATCGAGAAGCTAGGGGGTGGGGGAGTCTCGACGTGTGCTGACTGTGGGTGGTCGGGAGATATGGCAGAGGCGGAAGGCGGCTGCCCGAAGTGCGGGAGTCAGGAAGTGATTGCCGAGCCCGTGCCCGTAGTCGAGGCCCCGAGCCTGCAGGGGATGGAAGAGTACGAGGCCGGAGACATCGCCTGCGAGTCAATCCCGATATGGAACCTCCGCTGGGACTTGAACGAGACACTCGAAGAGTCCTCGTGGCTCATCTACAACCGGCGAATCCGCAAGGACGTCCTCAGAGGTCAGCTACAGGGCAGGATCAAGGTCGAAGGCGGCACATCGAATGACGTGGGGTTGGAGGCTATTCAGGCTCTCGTCTATGCAGGCCCGGCTGTAGGGGGCCGCTCCTCGGGTGGCTTCCTCAACCGGTCCGACGACAAGGAAGCGGCCTATACCGACCTCACGGAGATGTGGCTCGATCCGTCGCTCTACGGATTCATCGACCTCAAGGAGCCGGTCGAGACGGTCTCCGGGCAAACAATCCCGGCTGGGCCTCTCGTAGACACCTTCCCGGACGGGCTGTGTGTTATGGGGCTTGATGAGATGAGGACCATCCTCTACCTCTACAACGAGCACCACAAGGACCATTTTGTCGCGGGACAATATCACCTCGATCCGGTCGCGGGAGCCGGGGACGGCGCGGTCGATGTGATTGAGGTCCAGCGGCAGTTCAACATCGGGAACTCGCAGATATTCACGCAGATTCGGGCTCAGGCGACTCCGGCAGTCCTCTACGACAAGGACTTGATCTCCGGCGACGAAATGGATTATCTCGGACACCCCGAACTGAATGTCCCGGTAGACCTCAGTCGGCTGCCGGATCAACGGTCGATCCAGCAGGCAGTCCACCAGCTTCAACCCGGACAACTACCGGGACATGTGACTGAATACGTCCACTCCTTCCTGAACAACATGTTCCAACTTACGGCTCATACCACCGACTTTAGCGGTGGCCTGCCGGGAGTCAATAACACCACGGCGACAGGGGCGCAAATCGGGTCAGCACTCGCCCAAAGTCTTCACGCTCCACAGCTTCAGTTGCTCGCCGAGGTAAATAAACGAACTGCGGAGCTTGCGCTCAAACTTTTCCACAAGTATTGTGGGGACGAACGTTACTTGCGGCTGGCGGGGAAGAATGATGCCGAATACGGGCTGTGGATCAAGGGATCCGACGTCGATACTGATGTAGTGGTTGAGATTGTCCCCGAAAGCTGGCTCCCCCAAAGCGGTTTTGAGAAGCGGGAGCGCCTCAAGGAGTTCATACAGTTCTTTGGCGGGGCCGATGGCCTCTCAATGGCAATGATTAACCACCCGCAGATGGTCGGCGAACTCGTCAAACTCACCGATGTGAACCTCGACCTCGGAGACTGGGACTCGGCTATCCGGATGGGTAGACGGCGAATTGAGCAGATGAAGACCCAGTTGCCGACGGTGATGCAGCAGGCTCAGGGAATGCCTCCCGAGATGATGGCTCAGTTACAGGCTCAGGGAATTGACCCGGCGATGGTACTGGCAAAGAGTTTGACACAAGGTATCCAGCCCCCTCCCGACATCAGGGAGAATGGACACGAAGCGGCAGCCGCGTACTACCGCGAATGGCTAACCACGGACGAAGGACTAAAAACAGACAAGATACTTTATGAAGCGGTCAAGATGCTTGCGGATATGGAACTGATGTTTGTCGCACAGGGAGGGCCTATGAGCGTCATTCAGCAGCAGATGGGCATGATGGGTCAGATTCCCGGAATGCCCCCGCCTGAGGCCGGTATGGCCCCTCCACAGCCACAGTCTGAGCAGCTTGCCCAATCAGCAAACCCAAATATGGGGGCTCCCCAGCCGGGAGCTATGGCCCAATAAGGAGAAAGTAAATGGCAACACGATCCAAAGCGTCAATGTCCTGTACTCAGCAACTCGTGGCAGAGATTGAATCCAAGGATGCTGATGGCAACCCCACCGACCCGAATACCATCGTTTGGACAAGCTCGGATGAGTCAGTAGCCGTAGTAGTGCCGGTAGCGGGTGGCCTCAAGGCGAACATCATTGCCGGGAACGTAGGTGACTGCAAGATTGTAGTCAACGCCAACGCCGTCAAGGGTGGCAAGGGAGCCAAGCCGGTTCTCGGAGTTCTCGATCTAACCGTTCATTCAGGCGAAGTAGCTGAAGTCAAGATTACGACTCAAGCGCCGGTTGAGCAGGGAACGGCTCCCGAGAACGGACTTCCAAGCCGTCCGCCAAGGCCGGGGAATGCTCTGCCTCCGGGTGGCACGATTGACAATACACTTCCGACTCCTCCGGCAAGGCCGGATGCGGGACTGCCGTGGTCTCCGGGCCGTCCGGATGCGGGACTGCCGAGCGGCCCTCCTCCAAGGCCGGATGCGGGGCTTCCTCCGAGTGGCGGAACCAAGCCGGTAGACGAGGAAGAGGGGGAACATATCCCCGGCGCATCGCCGAAGCGGAGGTAGTAATGCCCAGCAAGTCAGCAGCCCAAAGGCGCTTGATGTGTGCCGAGGCTTCCAAGCCCGGGAGTACGTCAGCCAAGGGGATCTCGAAGAAAGCAGCGGGTGAGTACTGCCACACGCCGGGGAAGCTCCCGGCGAAGGCTCCCTCACCCAAGAAAAAGTAGGTAACGAATGACCGATGAGAGTGCAGTGTTAGGATCGGCTGTAAGCGGTAGTCCCAGTACCGCGTCGGATAGCACTCTATCCGGAACTCCCGCGCCGGGGAGTAGTGGAGGGAGCGAGGCTGACGCTTTTCAGCCAGCAACTGGAGTACCTGAGCAAGGGGGTGCTGCGGCCCCCTCGGACTTCGTTCTTCCTGAAGACGATTCCGACCTTATCGGGCGCGAGTCCGATCCGCATGTAAAAGCGTTGCTCGGGATGCGGAACCAGTTGCGGCAGATGTCGTCTGACGCAAACAACTACCGTCAGCAACTGACCGACTACCAGCAGCTTTCGGACCGTTTAAATGCAGTGGGCGGTCCTGAAGTGGCGGAATACGCCGGTCAGTTGATGGGGCAGTTGTTTGGAGCCGAAGTAGACCCGATGACGGGTCAGGCGAAGGTCGATGAGTTCGGAGTCCCGATAGTCAATACTCAGGGATTCGTGGAGACGGTAGCCCAGCAGAACTGGTCAACTGCTCTCGATCTCACCGAACGCCTGCTCACTCTGCCTACGAGTGACGGGCAGCCACTCTTGGCTCACGTGCTGCAGAGGATCGGGCTCAACCCGCAACTCCTCGACACGTACCGTCAGATCAATTCTGCTGCGGATGCTGCCCGGTATGGGGCTATGGATGTGCATCCTGTGGAACTGGAGGGAATCGACCCCCGGTATCACGAAGTGTACAGGCAGATGACCCCTCGTGAACGCGAGGCGGTACAGGACCTGAACATTGACGATGCGACCCGTGAGCAGTTCTTGGCCTCCAAGGCTCAGAACCTCGCGTGGGAGCAGTTCCGGCAGGAACAGCAGGCAGCCATAGATCACAGGAACCAGCTTGAAGCACAGCGTCAACACGAGTCTGTGGAGAGGGCTGGCCATCAGGCAGCGGAGCAACTATGGAACGTTCATGCGAACGCTCTACAGCAGGAAATCTCGCGTGTCAACTGGCACACAGATCCCGGCAAAAATCAGTTCATGCACAACTTCATCCTGAATGGCGTAGCCAACTACGTGCAGACCGATCCTGAAGTCTCTCCGATGCTTCAGAGGGCGACTCTGCTCGTCTCGCAGGCCACGAGGCTTGCGGCGATGGGAGACACAATGCGCTCCCGTCAGTTCCAGCTACACGCCACGCAGGAAGCAAGGAATATCGTGAACAAGGCGCGGATCTATGCTATGAGAGCGCAACAGGACCTGCAGGCAGTAATGGGGCTCCAACCCTCCACAGCGGATATGGCAAGACCGGTCCCGAACGGTAGCGGGGTCACAGGCGGTAACCAGCGAGGCGCACCCGCAGGAATGAAGTCCTTCACTCCTGAGTGGTACGAGTGGCTGGGGACGCAGACCTCCTAGGGGCAAGCCATACTCCGCGCTTGAAAGGACAAGTGCGCTATGGCGACTGTTACGATTGAACAGTTAGACCCGGCGCTGCTTCAACTCGTCAAGGAAGAGATCACCAAGGTCTTCGAGGAAGAAGCAGAAGGCTGGAAGCTATTCAAGCGGAACACCTCTGCCGAGTTCATAAACGGCAAGGGATTCCGTATCCCGATTCACACTACACCTCCGGGCGGCCATACGTGGTTTTCTGAGAACAACTCGGACTTCCGCAATCCCGTCCCCTACAAGCTGAAGGATATGTATGTCTTCCCGACTGCATATGCCCTTCCCTTCGAGTTCTCGGGCCGGGCAATCCGGAACATGAAGGACAAATCCTCGCTCATCAAGTGGTTCGCCGAGCAGTTGCAGATGTATCTCTCGACGGCCACGAAAGAGGTCGAGGAGCAGCTTCCCTACGACGGCAGAGGAATCAAGGCGACTGTGCTCTCAGGAGCCGGTACGCAGGTCCTAGTCGGACGTCAGGCTCCAGCGGCTCTCGCAGGATCAACGAAGGGCACAAAGTACCTTGTCGTTGACAATCAATACGACATCGTTAACCCGGCGACGGGAGCGGTTCGCGGCAGCGGCCCTTATACAGTCATCACCCCGGGACCGACTCAGGTCACTGTGACTGGAAGCCCGGGTCCGGCAACGGTCATTGACGCTGCCGTTGCAGACGGCGATCTCGTGGTTCATGTGGGTGGATACAACAAGGCGTTCAGGGGCCTTGCTTACCTCATCAACAACGGGACCGACGTTCTGCAACTGCTCAGTCGTGCAGACTTCCCCGAGCTTCGTTCCCCCGTTACCGATTTGGCGGGAGCGTCGTTAGGGCCTGCAGCGTTCTCCATTACCAAGGCGAAGCTGCAGTACCGGATCGGGAAAGACGCCGGAGCGAAGAACCTGATTGCCTTCCTGACGTGGGGTCAATACGAGTTTCTCCGCAGGCAGGGTCAGGGTCTTCGCCGGTTCACCAACTCCGACACCGTAGACGGTATCGCCGGAACGTACACGGATGGCGATACAACTTTCGCGCCAAACGTCAACCTTGACGAGGATCGGGTCTACCTCCTCGACATGACTGACATTCAGCGGTATGTGGAAATGGACTTCGGGATCTACGATCTCGACGGACAGACAATCCGCATGAAGCTCGGCGCGAACGGGGTCGGGTCTGACAAGTACGCCGGAGCGGTGGGAGTCTCGATGAACCTCGGGATCACCTCACCAATGCGCCACGCTCTCATCAAACGGGCGGCAGTCTCAGACATAGCCACTCAGGTGAATAGCTACACCTAGAAAGGAGTGAATATGGCTGTACCAATCGTCGTCAACGTTGCAGAACCTTGGGCCATCTACGAGGGGCAGAAGATTGTCGATTACATCGACCTTCAGGGTGCTCCCGCAGGGACCGGGGCAGGGGAGATCGCTCCCATTGCCGCAAGGTTCGGGCGGGTCCCTCCGTGGGGGAGCCGTCCCGTACTCGGGTGGTGGGCCACCGACCAAGCGAAAGTCACTGTCTCTCTCACGGGGGACGGGGTGACTACCCCTTGGGCGCTTGTGGCTACTGCGGTCGCTGCTCTGACAGCAGGCACCAAGGCAAACGCTCCGGTAAGGATCGTTTACAACGTGGGGTCGAATTAACCCTATGAGTGTGGAAATTCTAGATAATCCAAACTCGTGGGCGCAATTCATCCCCGCACCATCCGACGTGAATTTGAAGAAGTTCCAACGTCGGCTCGACCGAATCACAGGCCGTACTCCGTCAGGGCGATCTCGTGTTCGGTTGGTGTGGGGATGGAGTCAGGAAGCCAAAGTGTGGCATCGCGGGGAGTGGAGAGCGAGGTATCGCTTTCACACGGTCGCCCTCCCTTCCGGCGATCAAGTCGATCTCGCGGTGCCACGCTGGTTTCTTGAAGAACTGGTCGAACCGGCGCAATACAGGGATCAGTGGAACGAGCTTCGTTACGACTGGTCGGGCCCTGAGCCGGTAGACATCACGGGACCCCCTCCCGAGGGAGGATGGTACGTTCCGCTTGCTCTCGTGGCAGCCCACACGGACGGGAAGGCTTGTTGTCTGACGGAGTGGGCAGCGAATCGCCGTCAGTGCTGGGGGAATTACAAAACTCCCGGCGATCAGGAACTGCAGATGATCGAGAGAGCGGTCCGCCTCAGAGATCAGGCCAAACAGTTCAACCGCCCGGATGAACCAATGTCACAGGAAGCTCTCGAAGACTGCCGGAAGGTGCAGTTCGAGAAAAAACAGAAGTATGATGAGGACAGGGCTTACCACTACAAGATGATCGTGGAGGGCTTTATGCATACGATGGGAGACCTGATTACCTCGGATGACCCCACGCTCCACAGGTGGGGCAAATACCATTTCCTGTCAGGCCACTCAAAGTCCGGTCTGACGTTAATCAAATAGGAGCGTATGGCAGCAGCAGTCCGACCGAATATTGACCAGTTGGCCGAGGTAGAGCCGTTTCTAACGTCGCTTGTGGACCGGGAGTCCACGCGCTACCTCATCTTTACCGGCGATCTCCCGTCTCCGGCCTCACCTGTACATCCGGCGGGTGGGATAGACCTAGGATCGTTATGCGTGAGGCCGTATGCGGGAGCCCCGGGCTTTTTTAACCGCTGTCTGATTACGCCGGTTATTAAGGTGGCAGTCCGGCGGATACAGGAGGAGATCCCCGACGGGATGATGGTCACGCAGCGGATCAGGGACCGGGATGCGTGGGGGAGACCCACGGACTATGTGGACGTGCCGCTCTACCCGGGAGATGAAGCAGAATCCCTCAAGCGGTCCTACGCTCCTTGGGGCCTGAGGGAGATCGAGGTCCTCCGAGGGCGACATCAGACTGAAGTTTCGGCTATGCGCCTGAACTCGTTCTTCTTCCCGCAGTGGCCGGACCTGCCGGAGACAGTGGACGAGATCATCGCGCATTTGGAGCAGCGGCAGCAAGCCGCGAAGCACGACACGAACCGGATCATCCTCGTTGCTGTTGGTGAAACTCTTCTAGAGGCTGCACAAGCCAACAAGAACTGGATGTTCGGGTTCGTGGAGGCTTCTCACGCTCAGATGTCGAGCCCACCAACCGACCCCAACTACAAGGCGAAATATGACGCAGTGGACCTCCACTTCCTTGACCGATTGGGAATGCAGAGAAGGGATCAGGACCTGCAGACGATGGTCTCAACGCAGGAGTTGATCGGCAGGGTGCTTACCAATCAGGGCCTGACCAACAATCAAGGGCTGACTGCCGAGCAGTTCACGATTGCAATGCAGTCCATTCTCAAGGCGAACTCCGAACACCTCGCTCAGGTGATGGAGAAGACTCTGCAGGCGAGCCTTCACCACGCCGAGGCCCCGCCTCCGGTTACTACCCCTCCGGAGCAGGAGATCCCCTTCGATCCACGGTTTGATGAGCAGGTACTCAAATCCGAGCCAGCCGATCAGAAGATTGAGCCGCCGGAGCTTGATGAGTTCGGGCAGGTGAAGAAGAAGAAGAAATAATGACCGTAGAGGAGATGATAGCTCAGATCAAGGTACTGCTCGATGAGCCGAACACGGAACATCCGAGCAAGCGGCAGATCATGATAAATCTGTCTTCCAACCTGCAGCAGTACCACAATGAGCTACAACTCACGGGCGCTCCGTGGAACATTCAGACGTGGCAACTCGATACTGTTCCGGGAGTCAGCGAGTATCAGGTGATGGCTCAGAACTGGGGCAAGCCAATGCTCGTCCTCTCGAAGACGACGGAGCCTCAGGGAGTCGAGGAAGAGGTGCAGATCTCGAATATCGAGAACTTCGATTTTCCACACTCGACCCCTACAATCGCTTTTTACGGGAAAGGGGCACTCTCACACGGATCATTCTGCAGGATCGTTCCTGAGCCCTCTCAGGCCAAAAGCTACACAATTTGGTACAAGGGTGGGCCGATACCTTTCGTCTCCCTGACGGACGAACTGACAATGCCCGAGCACCACCACCTGATTATCCACCGGACGGCAGTAGCGTGCCTGCCGTACTGCCGGTGGTACGACTTCGAGAAGGAGTTTTGGCAGGTCAAGATGGCCGGGCTCCAGCAGGCTCTGCAGTACTCCCTGCAGGGGTACGAAGACTCCTTCGGGCGGTACAAGAACAATCAGAAGAGCGAGCAGATGCGGAGTAGAGTGTTGTGGGGAAATGACGGTTAATCAAGCCAAGCCCAGCGTTTATGAGCACGAATGTTATACACAGTCGTTTTACCCAAGCCGTAGGCGGCAGCTATTTGTCGGTCCGTGCGCCTGTCTGCGCGGATAGCGCGAACGGCTTCTTCTGTCAGTTTGCGAGCCAGCCGCCCCGCTTGGGCCGAGTGGCGCTGATTCTGAGAGGCGGTCACGTACTCTAGGTTGCTGATATGGTTATTAGCGGGATTGCAGTCGATGTGGTTGACCTCCATACCCTCAGGACAGGGGCCGTGGAAGGCCAACATAACAAGTCTGTGGGAGCCCTCGGCGCACCCACGGGACAGATGTACTCGATGGTGGCCACTTCGCCTGTTTACGGTCGCCTTGATGATCTTATTGACTCTAGTACGGTGGCAGGGAGTGTCCCGCTTAACTCGTCCGAAATTCGATACACTAAACCCCTCCCATTCAATCAGTGGGATAGGGCAAAACTCTTCGTTTGGATCAATGAGTTCGAGAGGTAGTGGTGGTTTGGGTGTGTACATACAGCCAGTATAACAGAAATCACTCAGGAAGAGGGCAAATGAGAGCCCGAGTATTGTGGGGTGACGCATAGCCAACATTTGGTCCAAAGTGATTCGGCAGGTTGCGGCGAGAATGAACACTATCGCCGGGGCGCAGTCAGGCACTGCCAATGCGGCCTATGTGGCGGTTCCCTTCCCGATTGCGAGCACGGACTCGGCGGCCTACCCCTATCAGATGATCTTGGATGCCTGTGCCAATGCTGAAGCGGCAGTTGCTCAGGCAGTTGGCCAGTCTGCCAACCACCCGTGGCGGCAGTACCTCTTTGGGGCTACAGTCACCCGGATGTCAGGAGACCCGCTCGCCGGGACGCCGCCTGCCGCGACTCCCGGGATACTCGGGTACGGGAACGTGAGGTCCGCGTCGGGGGTCATCCTGACGGAGAAGCCTCTCGAAGATATAGTCAGGCGAAACCGGAACGCCGGGACCTTCTTTACTCTTCCGGTCTACTTCTACCGGATGGCGGATAACCGGATCTACCACACGCTGACGTCGGGGACGCCTGCCGTACCGGCTCCGGCAAGCCTCGATTACTACAAGTACGACTACGAGAACACGCTGACGAATGTGATGGCGGCTGATGCCGCACTACTCTTCCCGTCGAGCGTGATTCCGGCCTATATCGCCGGGGCTCTCTCAATGCTCTTGAAGGAGGATGAGTACCCGGGGACGGCCCAGCACTACACAGGACTCTTCCAGCAGTTGCTGACTCAGATCATCGGAGGGTATCAGGCGGTTGATCCCGCTCAGCCTTCGAGCCCGATCACGGGCAGTCAGATTGTGTAATGACGCTTCAGGAACTCATAGATCGAGCCATCTTTGTCGCCTACGGGACTACTGTGCCGTCGGGCGAGGACGCGATCATACAGGCTGACCTGCAGGCCGAGGCGCTGGCTCCCCACGCTTTTGTACAGGTGACCCGGGAGATCATGTCCGATCCCCACAAGGCTCACCTGCTGATGAAGAATGTGGACATAGATCTTGCTAATGGGGTCGGAGACATCCCTGCCGGGTTCCTCTCCGAGTTCATTGATATGTGTTCGGTCCGGGACGATGACCCGACAGCTAACAATGGCTATGGGAATGTGCTCACGAGGATTCATCAGTTCAACGACTTCCTTGAGTGGCACTTTGATCCGAGGTTCGGGTACTACTGCCTGAACGACTCAAAGATTTACATGCGCTCGATAGGAACCGGCGCAATCGACGGGAATGGGAATATCCAACTCGACGGGGCCTTTGAACTCAACCCGGCTGACATAGCGAGCCTTCCGGACGAAGCACTCGCAGACGTGATTATCGTCCTTGCGAGACTCCTCAGAGAGGGAGTGAAGATACTCTCGGACTACAAGACACTGACCTACGCTGATATTTACTGATGGCCGAAAGATGGCGACAAACCTTCAGGATGAATCGCGGGTACTGGCCAGCGCAGGCGTACACCGGAGGCCCGAACGACACCATATTCAGGGGGCGAAATGTCATCTTTCAGGGCGGCCCCGAAACGGTCTACGCGGAGGTCCATCCGGGTCACGAACTCATCTACACCGTCCCTGAGACGAGTACTGTCAGCGATCAGACGCTTCACTGCACACAGGGCTCAACCCTCGTCACCGGCAGTGCGCTGTCTCAATTCCTGATTCTCCCCGGCTTCCTGCTGAATATTGATCGCCGGATCTACGTGGTTACGGCGGTGGAGTCGGCTGGGGACCCTATGGGGGGAAGCTGCCAGTTCCGGATCAGCCCTCCCTTTCAGAGTACGACACCGGGCGGGGGCTCGGACTTCCCTCTCTTCAATGTGCCGTGGACGGTACATTCCACCAATCAAGTGCTTGCTCTGATGCGGGGAGGGGGCAGTATCCAAGGGCTCCCCAAAGGGCACTTTCTTGTGGTCGGGGCCTCGATGTTCTTCCTGCCGGGGAGCACCGCCGTGCGGGTTCTGCCGGGCAAGTACGGGGGCGGGTTGACGGTTGGAGACTTTCGGATTCAGGGACAGAACCCGGGACTCCTCAGCTTTATGCCCAAAGAGGGCGTCTACCCGGGTTCCGGGATCACAGCTTTTGTGGTCGGGTTCGCCGCTCCGGCTATCACGAGCCTAGTTGAGACCTCCTACCTCGGAGTGAAGAACATGCCCCCCGGCACTTACTCCCTGAGGATCGCCCGGGGAAGGCTGGAGACGGGCGGTCACGGGATGCTCTCGGAAGCTAAAGAAGTCGAGATTACAGTCGAGGGCAGGAAGATGCAGCTTACCTTCCCTCCGGCAGACAACTTTGGTCCCGGCAACCTCAGGCAGACAAGCTGGCAGGTGTTTGGTTCACTCTTCTCAGTGTCCGAAGGTGTCACAGGTCCGTGGTATCAGATCACGGAGATCTCCGAAGTGGACGTAGCGGCAGCAGGCCGGATCATAGACTTTGAGTACCGGGACTATGAGATCGCCGGGAGAACGCTGGCCACCTTTGACAATGACCCTCCGCCGAGGGCGAGCTTCCTCTCGATCTTTGGCGGGATACCCCTCCTGATAGGAGCTTACGGAACGAAGCCTACTTCGTTTGGCCCGGCTTCAGCGCCCACAGGGAGAGAGTACCCGGGAGGCCCGGTCCTTCAGCCCGGCAAATACGTCAACCCGGAAGGATTCCCTCCGAATGCAGGAGTGCCAATAGGACAGCCTGAGCCGATAGTCGGGTACGTGGAGGCCGAGGGCCGGGTCTACATCATGTCGAAGAATGCCCTGCACGTGGCAGTGCTGACGGGCAACGATCAAGCGCCTGTAACGGTCAGGCCCTTCTCTCAGAGTGCCTTTGCCCGGCAGGGGAACCTGCTCTACGTGGAAGGCACGCTCTACGGGTTCACCCGCAACGGGCCGGTAAGGTTCTCAACTGAGGGGGAGGCAGGGACAGAGGACAAAGCCTTCGCCGCTATAGTGGCGACGGATATGCAGGACTGGGAAGCTGAGCGGGTCTGCATAGGCTATGATCCGGCCTCTCAGAGTGTCGTTTACTTCCACGCCAATGACTACTTCAACCCAACCACGAGCAAATGGGAGTCGGTGGCGCTCGCCTACCACACCAAACTCGGAGTGTGGTCCACCCCGATTGATGTCCGGAGCGTAACGGAGGATATGCATATCACTTCCTGCTGCACGCTTGCCGGACGTCTGCACTTTATGACCAACGCGAACATTGACGAGCCGGGACCGCAGGCCGACAAGATATGGGTGTGGGGGCTCGGGACGGGCTCCGTTGAGTGGTACGTCCTGACGCCCTACATAGATCAGGGAGCCGAGGGCCTTGACAAGTCACTCCGGGGGATGGCGGCCACATACTTCGTGACGAACAACGCGACAGCCTCGCTATGGGCTGCTCAGGCCGATGAGCAGGTAGATATAAATAATGCCGTGCTCTACTCGAACGCTTCGGCTGCGAGCCTCTCTCAATCCGGCGCAATCTCAATGACCAAGCCCACCTCTGCAGTCAAGGTGAGCAAGTACCATAAGATCAACATCGCCCGGAAGCGGCTCTATGCGGTCCGGTTCGGGTCCATCTTTACTGCCGGACCAATTCCGGACAGGGTGGACGAGATCATAATCGAAGGCTTTACGCACCTCCCGAGACACTAATGTATGCCCGGCGGATTCAAATACCCGTCCTCTTCAGACATTGACCCCAATGTCGTAGACCTGCTTTACCGGGCAATCAAACCCAAACTCGACTCCCTGATTGATGAGCGGCAGCAGCGCCGACAGGTATGGGGACCGACTTTCAAGCAGGAAGGTATCCGGGAGATTCCCATTCCGGACGCGGACTACATCGTCCCAGCGCCGGAGTACGGGAAGCGGACTCTGATGTTCGCCGGAGAACTGACTGCTCAGCGAACGATCCAGCTACCCTCGCTCTCCGGGGCGTGGTGGATCGTCCGGAACAACACCCCGAAGAACCTGAAGTTCATTGCCGGGGTTGCAGGCACAGTCGGGCCGATCATCGCCTCGGGAGATACCGGCGCAGTCTTCACGGACGGGGTGACAGTTTGGCTCTTCCCGACTCTGACTCAGGATGTGGTGTCGGACGATTGGAAGTGGTCCACTGCGACCTCAGGAGCCCCGGCAAGCGGCTACATTCAGGCGAACAACGCCGACCCGACCCTCGTTACAGAACTCTCGATCAGCGAAACGAGTCAGAGCGGGGACGCAGTACCAGCCCTCGATCAGCTTGTGCCGGGAGCAGTCATCTACGTTCAGGACAAGGATGACGGCACGAAGTGGGCTCGCTACGAGGTCTCCGGCGCTGTAGTAGACGCAGGAACCTACCGGACCATTCCTGTCACCTACCTTGACTCCGCAGGGGTAATCGCCAACGACGAGGTGGTTACTGTTCAAATCAGTACCGGATCTTCGGGCGGCGGCGGAGGTGGAGGCGGTGGAGGGGCTCTGCCGGATGGAATAGGCACCGAGGTACAGGCGCGAGCAGGGCCGACGACTTTCAAGCGGGTGAGTTACTCGATCACCTCGGATCAGCACGTCTCCTTCGCCGGTGCAGTCTCGATTACATTGCCGCCTCCGGACACTTCGAGCCGGATCGTGATGCAGTGTACTGCCTCCAAGCCGTCGATCTATCTTGGTCAGTATCTGACCGATGACCACGGCCCGATCTTCCTCCGCTTTGAGAAGGCATATGGGATCGCCGGAGCGCCTGTAGATATAGCACCCGGGGACTGGGTAGGCAGGGTGGATTTCCGTGCCCGGTCAGGAGGGGCGTTCAAGACTGCCGGTTACCTTGATACCAAGTGGAACGGCGGGGGGATTGTCTCCCTCGGCTCGGGAGAGCCGGGTTTTGGAGAAGAGGCTCGCGTAGAGATTTCCGAGAATGAGGCAGGGACCCTCGGGGCGGTCACGCTCGTAACGGGCTCGAAGTACTTTCAGGTTCAGACCTTCGGTCACGTCATCTCAGGCGGAGCCACGGGCTCGATATGGTATCAGTCCGAGCCGGGCCCCGGGCCTGACTTCATTCGCTACTACACGCCGCTTGACATTAACCCGGCACTCGACAACGGGAAGGTACTGACAGTAGTCGAGACCGGGCCCTCGACCGGTGTGTACCTCCCAAAGTGGATGTCCCCGGCAGGGGGAGCAGGAGGAGGGGCCCCGGGCATCCCGGACTGGTCCCTGCAGTACCGGCAGAATGCAACCACCTTCGGAGGGGTAACAAGCTCCATAGTCACAGGGGCGAATATCGTCCTCGGGGGAGAACTCGCCTTCCACAACGTGGCGAGTACGGATCAGCACGTCAGGATCTCTGCCATTGGCACAGACCCGGCCATTCTGCTCGCCAAGTTCGGGATTGCCGGGGAGCCGCTCATCTTCATCCGGAAGGGGCGAGGAACTCACGGACTGCCGGAAGCTATCGGAGACGGCGATTTCATAGGTGAAATCCTCTTTCAGGGGTATGACGGAACAGACTGGCCCACGAGCGGCTACCTGCGAGCCCAGCTTGATCTGCCGGTTGGACACATTGTCCAACTCGGGGCCGGGCCCTACGATCAGGCGTATATCCGGGTGACCCACAACGCAATCACAAGCAGTGCTGGACTGATAGCGGGAGCGGGTGAGTGGCGAGTGCAGTCAGACGGCCTTGTGACCTCCTACGGGCTCACAGGCTCAATGATGTACAAGGCTCCGGGAGGCCCTCCGGTTTCGCCTTCAGTTGGCTACCTGTGGGACCTGCCAATAGGGCTCGAAGGGCAGGTGTTGACTGTAACTGAGAGCACGCACCCGACCTTCGGAGATTACCTGCACCCATACTGGGCCGCCCCCTCGACTGGAGCCCTCCCGGAAGGGGACTTCCACGAACTGCAGTCACGGTGGGACGCCAATACCTTCAAGCGGGTACTCAACTCCGAAGTCTCAGGGGCAAACATCAAGCTCGCAGGGGAATTGGCATTCGAGGATACAGTCAGCCACCGGATAGATTTTCAGCGGAACACAGTCCCGGGGACCGGGGAGTATGTGGGAAGTGTTTGGTTTCAGGTAGCCGGGCACCTGCCTGACGAGAATGTGGCAGTGCTCCGCTGCATCAACTCAGGCGCTGGGTATGTTGCTGACTTCGGTCTGACACAGTTCAACCGGGTGTACGTAGGGGAAGCTGCCACCGGACTTGACTTCGACGGGCAGTTTTTCCAACTGCAGCCGGGAGGGCTCCGTCTCTCGGGAGGGGCGCAGGGGTCGCTCCGCTTCCACAACTCCCACGGAGGGTCAGACCTCTTCTACGATCCGCTCAGTATTGGGGCGGCGAATACGTACCTCAGGTCTGATGGCACCAACCCCCATTGGGCAGTGCTCCCGGCAGGCACAGTAACTTCGCCCGGGGGGACCCCGACTCAGATTCAATTCCACAAGACAGACGGAACGTTTGGTGGGATCACAGGCTCGGCAGTAGACACTAACAATGTGTGGCTGACCGGCTTTGTGAACGTCAACAATCAAGTCATCCTCAATGAGGCCCCTGCCTACATCACCTTCCGTGGAGACGCCGGAGCTACGATCTACGGATTCATCCGTGGGTTCGGGTCAGCGGGTAACGGGGTGATGGAGATCGCCTGCGGTGAGTCGGGTATCGGGCCAAGAGTTGAAGTACAGCAGATTGGAACAGCAGGGCTTATTGCGGGGGCGAATTACTTCAGAGTGCAGACGGACGGGACAGTGCTCGCTATAGGGAGCCGGGGAGCACTCTACTTCAAGGGTGACAGCCACTACCTTGTGCCCCTTGGGATTCTTGGGACAGTACCCGCTCCGGTCTACCTGAAAGCAACGGGAGATCTGCCCTTTTGGTCGGGGATTGCAGCAGGAGACCTGACGGGCGTGCTCCCAATATCCAAAGGGGGAACAGGCACAGGAACGGCTCCCGGTCAGGGCTATCTCCTGATTGGTAAAGCTGACGGGAGTTATGTTCCCGCCATACTCTCTGAGGACACCGGAATCCTGATTACTGAGGGCGACGGGACGATCACAATCAAGTGTACGATCACGCCCGGATCAGGGACCACCCCGCCCGGAGGTGCGTCACCTCAGCTTCAGTTCAATAACGGAGGGGTGTTTGGCGGAGTGCCCGGCTCTTACGTGGCTGACGATAACATTACCCTGACTGGTAATCTGACGTTCATCCACGAAGACAATCTGCCTATCTACATAAATTTCCACAGGTGGGGAGCCAACCTTACCCACCTTGATGGGGAGGTGGCGCTTCTTAACTTCTATGGCCTCCGCTCAGGCTCACAGGTTTTGACGGGGTTCTTGCGGAGTTATTGGGACGACTACTTTGGTGCGGCACCTTCTCCGATCATTGAGATTGGTCACTCAGGCACAGTCGCGGTGCGTTGTTCGCAGGGAGGCGCTGGGTTAATTGCCAACGCTCACTACGTAATCGCCACATCAAGCGGTGTCCGAATATCGGTTGGCGCGGCTCAGGGCTCAATGTTCTATCAGAGTATCGTCTCCGGAGCGTATTACGTGACCGCGCTCGCCCTTGATACTGGCACTCCGTATAAGTGGCTTCGCGCAGGCGGTTCCGCTCCGTCGTGGCAGACGATCACTGCAGGCAATGCCAACATCATAATCAATGAGGTCGCCGGAGGAATCACCATCTCAGGGGTGGGAGGCACTGGCAGTACGACTCCCGAGGGGCATCCCGGCACTCCGCCCTTTGGCGGCAATCTCCAATACAACAACGGCGGTGTCTTTGGTGGGCTAATCAATTCGGGTGTAGACGTTCCGGCAGGCGGTGGAATGTTCCTTGGTGGCTACTTCCAGCTTAAGGCCGGGGACTATGCAGCCGCTGGCTGGGCCACGGAACTCGATCAGAACTTCTCGATAGCGGCAACGAGCTTCTCTGCCACCCGGTTCACAATGCGGTGTCTCAGGAATGATCCGCCACTTCCGCAGTACATTCTGTTTGAGCGAAGCCGGGGAAATAACGCCGCAAGGACCACGCTTACGAATGCTGACGGAATAGTAGGCGTGCTCAAGTTCGTCGGGTGGATCGGAGCGCCTGCGGTCAGCACCCAGTTAGGGTTTCTTCAGGTTCACTACGAGACAGGGTTCGGCGGTGTGGTCACGCTGGCCCCGAGAGACTCGGCCAATGTCCGGCTGACAATGCAGGACAACTACGCTGTGAATGGCACTGCTTCAGCAACGCTTATCACGGCGGCAAACTTCTTTCAGGTGCAGGCTGGCGGGTTCCGTATCTCGATAGGGACTGTAGGAGCAATCTACTACCAAAGCCACTCAGGCTCGGAGACCGCTCTCACATACCTCAACTCCTCCACGGGCTCAAACGGCTACGTGCTTACCCTGATACCGGGATTCGGAACTGAACTAGGAAGCCTTGTTCCGCGCTGGCAGGCCCCCGCAGGAGGGCCGGGTGGCGGGACTCCGGCAGGCTCTTTGACGGAGATACAGTACAGGGTCAGCGGCTCAGCTTTTGGTGCTATTGCAAACTCTGCTGTCACTACCGGTGGGTTGGTCACTCTCGGAGAGCAGTCAGCCACACTCAACAATGCAGTGCTGACCCTGCAATCGGCAGTCGCAGGCAACGGTAATCTAACCAACGGGCATTCTGTGGGAAGGATCCTCTTTCAGGGTCAGCTTAGCGGGATGCAGGACTTCGGGGTACTTGAGGGACTGTATAACACAACGCCCCTGAGAACGCTCAGGCTTGGTCAGGGCTTATCAGGAAGCGCCTATCGTGTTATCGCCTTGAGGGACAATGGCGAGATTTACCTTGAAGTCTCCAATGGCTCTCAGGTAAGTAATCTCAAGCTGACTGCTACGGGTGTTACTCTGACTCCGGGTACCGGAGCCGCTGCCAATTTCGGCACGTATGTCCGTGACGGGAGCGGCAACATAGTCACAGTAGGGCCGGGCGGGGTGGGCACGTACCTGCGATCATCGACTACCTCAGCCGTACCCTCGTGGCAGGCTCTGTCGTTTGGTGATTTCACAAGTGGCACGCTCCCCGTAGCGCGAGGTGGAACCAACCTTAGCTCTACCCCCTCTAACGGGGCGATTCTCATCGGGAACGGGACGGGTTATTCCCTCAACCAGCTTGTCGGCGCGGGTGGAATTACAATTTCCTACCCGTCCGCCGGGAACATCACGATCACGCAGACTAGTGGAAGCGTTTCAGCGCCTCTGACGCTGACGTTGACTGCCCTTACCAATAACCCGGCCTTCACGATAGACCACACTCAGTCCGGCTCCGGCACGATCACGGATGTGTACGGGGAGAGGTTCTATTTTCGTCACGCTCATTCAGGGGCCGTGTCAGGCGCGGGAGGCCGGAAGGGTGTGTCGATGATATGGGACCACACCAACAGTGGTTCCGGGACGGTCTCAACTGACGGAGACATACTCCTGCAACTATTTGCTCAGAATACAGGCAGTCTGACTCTCTCTAGTTACAAGCTCACAGCACTTACGATTGATGCGTACCTCCCTGCCAACTACGGAACCTTCACCGGGATCAGGATTAAAGGAATCAATGCCACTGTCAGGCGAGCTATTATGGTTGATAACGGAGGGGGCGACGTGGTTATCAACAGTGGGGCGAGCCTTGCCACGAACGCCAAGCACGGGTTCCTTTACATTCCGGCAATGGACAACCCGCCGAATAACTCCGGCGACAGCATTACCTCCGTTGTTCCGTTAGGCACATGCGCCCTTGTAATGTGCAAATCCAATAACGCACTCTACGCCAACTACGGCACGGGGTGGATGAAGGTGTTTTTTGGTGGATACTAAATGAAGATCACTCTTAAGAATCTACACGAAGGTATTGGTGCAATTAACGAATTGGCTGAACAGAAACCCGGCTCAGCCAAACTGGCTTACAAGCTCTCCCGGATAGTCTCCTCTGCCCGGGCAGAATATGAGTTACTCAACAAGGCTCAGCTTGAGTTACTGCAGAAGCACGGGACGCTTGTCGATCAGCAGACCGGACAATGGGCAGTCGATTGGGACAAGCGAGCCGAGTTTGAGGTCGAGTGGCAGGGACTCCTTGAGAATGAGATCGAGATTTGGGGAGACCCGATCAAAGTCGATGACCTCGACGGGCAGTTGACCCTCTCGATTGATGATTACGCCCGGTTGCAGTGGCTCTTCAATGGCGATTGAGACAAGAAGACTGTCAAGAAACGAGACTGACGCTCCGCTGTTCGAGGAGGCGATGAAGTGGGTCGAGGCTGAGCCGGAATGGCTGAAGGCGCTTGACCGGCTCGAAGGGGTGCAGGTTGCGGACCTTTGGGAAGAGGCGGATAATCCCGCCAATATCATCGTGGGCTTATGGAACGACGGCGAATACCGGGCAATGTTCGCCTATCAGCACTCAGGGGGAGGGGCCTTTGAGTGCCACCTGATGTCCAAACGCGGAGTCCGGGCCGATGAGGTCAAGGACGAGATATGGCGGTGGGGGTGGGGAATCTTCGAGCAACTGAACGCCCACTGTCTCTATGCGTGGATTCCCGATCTGAATCGCGTAAGCCGGGTAATGACTAATATCCTCTGTGTGACCTTCGACGGGGTTATCAGGTGGCACGGCACATACAGAGGGAGGATTATGAAATGGCGCAGGCACACCCTGTATCGAACTACATGGGAGAGGTGGGTAGACAAGCCAAATGACGAAACAGAAACTTCAGTGTAAAGCAGAGGGGTGCGAGAACCCGGCACGCTCAAAAGGCTACTGTCATAACTGTTACGAGCGCCTGAGGAGGTACGGAACAGTCAAGCGTATTCACGCCCGGCAGGGCAGTGGGTCCGTTCATGATGGCTACCGCAGGCTCTGCCTTAATGGGCGGCGAGTGTTTGAACATCGCTATGTAATGGAGCAATTTTTAGGGCGCTCGTTGGAGCGCGAGGAGGTTGTTCACCACAAGAACGGTGACCGTCAGGATAACCGGATAGAGAATCTTGAACTATTGCCGTCGCTGACCTCTCATCAGGAATTGCACCGTACCAAACATACCGATACTTGGGTAAGGCCGTGTTCGAGATGTGGTCAGTTACAGCCGCATAGCTATTTTCATCCGAGTAGCACTAGCTGCAGGCCGTGCCGAGCAAGAAAAGCAAACCTGCGGTATCACTTCACATTAGAAATGGCAGGTGAACAATGGGGAAGCTAACCAAACCGCAGGAAACGAAACAGGCGACAACCCAGCAGCAGCAGACGCACGGGACGCAGCAGCAGCAGGGTAAACAGTCCGGTACGAGCTTTGGTGGCGGGTTCAAGCAGAACACCGGTCAGAAGCAGGGCGTGAATATCAATCAGTCCGTAGGCGGTCAGAATACCGTCGGCGGCGGCACCCAGCAGAAGACCGGTCAGAACGTGACTACGGGCACGGGCACGACCACAGGAACCACCAATCAGACCGGAACCGGGAAGACTGGCTACGACTTCAAGTGGATTGATCGCCCTGAGACTGCAGACGTCACGGCGCTGAGGAATTACAAGGGCGGGATTGACCCGACCATCCCCTATCAGGCTGCAGCCGCAAAGGAGGACCTCAAACGCTTCGGAGGGGCGATCTACGGGTCAGGTACGCCTCAGACGCTTGCAGAGGCCCAGCAGCGTCAGGGAGGGCAGGAGATTGACCAGCGAATGGCTCAAGCCTATCAGCAGGATGCATTTCGCCGTGGGCAGGAAGAGTTGGGCAAGCTCACCAACCTCGCCGGGATGACCCAGCCGATCCGCGAGATGGTCGGCTCGACGCAGGATCAGACCTCAACCGGCACTACCGGGCAGACGACCACCAACCAGCAGGTGCAGGACCTCAATGAGGCGATCAAGAGTGAGAACTGGCAGGACGCTCAGAACTACGCCAACTCAATGGGGGTGGACCTGCAGTCCTACATTGACGAGGGGCTTGAGGCTAACTACGGGGAGACAAGCGGCGACTATGAGTCCTCAGGGACGCAGGACACGTCGATGACAGGCTCCGGAACGCAGACAATGACCCAGCCCTCGAACTTTTGGGGGAACATGCTCGGAGCAGGGGCCTCCATCGGAGGCGCGGCGTTAATGTGATAAGTGAAGCAGAAGCAACCATCCGTGCGGCGATCAAAGAAGCCAATCAACCGGCGCTCCTCTACAGCGGGGGTAAAGAGTCCTCCCTCCTACTCGCAATGCTGGAACGCATCGGAGACGAGGCTCGTGGAGTCCCTCTGCTCTGCTTTTATGACGAATGGCCTGTCGCTCCGGCAAGACTGTCTTATGTGGAGAAGACGTTCAGCGCCCACTCACGTGTGCTTCTCAACTACTGGCCGCTTTATCGGTTCATGGTGCCAACGGCAGAGGGGATCGACCTCGTGAATGCCTACGATCTTGCGGGTACTCCGCTCCCCGTGCTCGTATCCACAGCCGACAGGGGAGGGAAAGGTCTTCCGTGTGTCCTTGATTGGTTGAGACTGCCAAAGAAGGACTGTCCGGATTTCTGTTTTGATCTCCTGATATGCGGAGGACGGAAGGAAGATACCCATCCGTGGTTTGGATCGCCGTATAAGCTGAATGAGATGAAGGTCGGGAAGGCAAAGCTACTCCTCCCCCTCCTCGATTGGAGCGAGGTGGAAGTTTGGGAGGCCATCAGGGGGCTCGATGTGCCCTATGATGTGGACCGCTACGACTTCAAAGGCACTGAGCATTTGGATGAGGTCGAGATGTGTACAAGGTGTGTCCGGGCACGAGTGGACGAGGTTTACTGTTCCAAGCTGGATCGGATGATCTGACATCTGAAAGGCGCTACGGGCGACCCGGATTGCAATTCCGAACCGCCCGTAATAATTGGAGGTTGCGCTTTGTCACGTGCGTTTGAACATATGACCCTGACAGAATAGCCTATAAGATAGGCGCTTGTCAAGGTGTTGATTCGAGTGTCAGCCCGGAGAGGAGTATGTTCTCTGCAACTCGATACTGAATCTACAAAACGACAGTTTGCGCTAAGTACTTCAATTCCGGGGATCCCGGGACTCCTCTTCGGTATTTTCGCCGGGCTCAAGGAAGCCCATAATCTGCTGAGGGGGCAGTGCGTTATCAGGTTGGGAACGTTCCTGAGCGTGCTGCAGGATATGAGCCGCCTCCGGATTGGCGAGCTTCCCGTTGGCGACAGCGGCCACGACCCGGTTGGAGGTTGACCTCAACTTCCCGGACCCTGTGGCCATATTCGCCTCGATACTCGCCTTCCAAATCAGGTCATCGTGGTCAGTCTGAAGCCTCAGACCCTCCGCACGGTTTCCGTTCCCCATAGGAATGCATGTTCGCGCCATCTCATCATTGATTGGCGGATTATTCCGGAAGCGCCGGAAGAAGGTGTCCGAAAGCAGGATCACCTCCCTGCCGTAGTCCTCCGCGAGGATGTCGCGTATCCGCCCGAGCCGCCTGCGAACGAGTTCGTAGAAGTCGTTGGCAAGCGGCACCTTGAAGTGAAAGTCGGCTATCTCCTGAGCGTTCACGTTCGTCAGGCCGAGGTCAAACATCGTATCGACGGCTTTGGCCAGTGCTACAACGTCCTTGTCGCGGGGTCGTGGCATATTCTCATCTCCTTTTACCGATCAGCTTGTGTTCACTGCGTACAGGTCGCTCAGTCTCTGAGGCGGATTTGGAAGCAAATTTCGCCGCGTAGGTGAGTGCCCGGTTAGAGAGGCCCTCCAGCACGGAGCGGAGGTTCTTGGTGGTGTACTCGTCGAGGTCTGCCCGGAAGCGGACCAGTTCGTCGAGCTTCGTGACTCGCTTATCGTGGTCGGGCGAAAGGATGTGGTAGAGGTTGGTTGAGAGCCGCTTGGCAAACTGAGCAATGTCAGGCCGTGGTCCCCCTCTCTTCCGGTCGTCTACCCGGTCAGCTACGTCACCTGCCTGCCGGTAGCCGATCTCCCCCTTCCTCAGGCTGGCACTGACGGAACGCCCGACGTGAGTGCCTGCCTGCCGGGCCTCGGACTTGAAGGCCCGTTCCTTGACCTTGGCAGCCTTCTCCCGCTTGAGGGCTCGCTCCCGTTTGGCTGCCGTGGCAGCGGTGTCAGCTTCCTGTCTTGCCCGTTCAGCTTCCTGACGAGCACTCTCAGCACGGTCCTCTCTCCACTCCTTAGCCTTGCGGGTCTGTGCGATTACCGCTTCGGCCTGCTTGGTCGTCAGGCCGTCAAAGTCGGAGTCCTTGAGAATCCCCTCGTCAATGAACTGCAGGGCCGCCAGCGCGTCGTGGACCTTTGCCTGAGCAGTACCCGCCGGACTGACCCAGCCGACGAACTCGGCAAGAGTCTGAGCCGTGTAGGGGCGATCTTTGCGCGAGCGCAGATCATTCCCACCCAACTCAAAGGACGGGGCGTAGCGCACCTTGGAGTGGTCTGCCGGTTCGGACAACTCTACCAGCCCGTCTGCATACGCCTGCACAACCGCCCTGATGGTCTCCTGCTCCACAGTGGCACTCGTACCCCACTCTTCCATGTTTTCTCGCGCCATTATCTGAAGCATTGCCTCATCTGTCAGATCGCGGACAATGAGGTTGATCTCGTGGCTCGGGCCGTACTCTTCCTTCAATGCGACGAGGCGGTGGTGCCCGTAGGCAATCTCCGCCTTTCCGTTCACGACCCGTGCGACCACATTGTCCCAGTAGCCGGTCTTTCGGAGTGACTCCCTGAGAACCGCTACCTTGTCCCGGCGAATGGGGTAGCGTTTGATGTGGCGGAACGGATTGGCAGCGATGTTCCTGATTTCAAATTTCGCCATCTTCTTCCTTTCTTGATATTGCCTGTCCGAGGCTCTGAAATACCCTTTTGGCTGAGGATAAATCCACTGCGGCTCTCCCGTCCGGAAACTCGATGATGCAGTATCCATCGTGGACCTCCATCGGCGACTCCCACCCGGACTGGACAGCTACCACCTTCCCGACTGACCCGTATCGAATCTTCTCACCCCACAGCGGCCTTCCGTTGTACTTCACCATCTCATTCATCGGAAACGGCGCTGGGTAAGCCTTACGGTCACCGGGTTTTACTCTTTCACTTGCTTTTCTCTTTCTAGTCGGCATTTTCACCTCCAATCTTGCCTAGTCACGTATCCTAGCCCGTGCTCAACGACTTGTCAAGGGTCAAAGCTGGACGGAGGTAATTTTTTGTGTTACACTCCGCTCACATCAGGGGAAACCTGTACATTACATAACTAGGAGGTGCGCTATGCACAAGTTGCCACTACTACCTGAGGTAGTAATCTACACAGACGGGGCCTGCTATCGAAACGGCAAGCCGGGTGCGTTAGCTGCGGCTGCTGCGGTCATTCTCGAAAACGGAGAGGCTCGGGCAGTCGGAGAATTTATGGGTCACGGGACCTCACAGCGAGCCGAAGTCTCTGCGGCGATCATCGGTCTCAAGGCGCTCAAAGAGCAGTCGAGAGTCACGATCTACACCGACTCAAAATACCTCTGCAACGGAGCCACAGGAAAGTGGGCCCGGCACGTTAACAGTGAATACTGGCAGAAGCTCGACGACCTATCAAAACGCCACTACGTGACGTATGTATGGGTCAGGGGTCACGACGGGAACTATTGGAACGAGACGGCGGATAGTCTTGCCGTAGCGGTGCTTGACTCCCGGAAGGTAGATCAGGAACGGCTCGACGAGATTGTGAGCAGGAAACTCGAAAGAGCGCCTGCACTGCATTTAGATCCTTGCCAAGTCAAAGTCAGGGGCGTATAAACTGAAAGAGCGGAAGCTAGTGGACTTCCGCTCTCTCATATTCGTTGGAATCAGAAATACCGGCACCGGGCTTGTACAGGACCCGGAGGTGCATCCGGAGTTGTCTATTTGTAGCAGGCAACCTCCGGATGTGTCAAGAACAAACAGGAGGTTTCATGTCAGTAGAACATCTTACTAAAGGGGACAGAATACCCTTTACTCAAATCCCGAGAGAGGCTTGCGATACTCTCACCTCAGACGCATTAGCTCTATACGTTTACCTAATGGCCAAGCCGGAGGTGTGGATAATCCGGCCTAAGGACGTAGAACGTCGGTTCGGATGGGGGAGAGAGAGGCGTCGGACAGCCTTTCGTGAATTAGAGCAGGAGGGCTACCTGCTGGGTGAGCAGTCGAGGGGGCTTAGGGGTTATTACCGGACTGAGTGGAGAATCTACGGGGAGCAGCAGCCTCAAGAGTGGAGGACCCAACTCTGTAAAAGATTAGAGAAGTCAGAGAGTCCGGTACTGTAAGCTCTTTAAACAACGGGCTACGGCTTACGGGCCCCCCGTGACCCGTAGCCCTTACATGACAGAGAGGACATGACAAACAGAAGATCTAGATCTAGCTAACTAGCTCAAGAGGATCTTTTGCCTCGCAGAGAATCGCCGACACAGAGCGATTCCCTGCTTCGGCAGTCGGGCCGGTAAGCCCCACCATAGATTACCCGGCGAATAGACCGAGCGAGTCGATCAAGCAGGACAGAGATGGTTGCGCGATTAGAATTTCCTCACACAGGATACGTGTATTTGGGAGCATTAAACATAAGTCGGAATGCGGGTTGAAAAAAAGTTTACGGAAGGGGTTGACAGTCAGACTACTTAGGTGTATAGTTCCCTAACTGACAGCAAAGACTTACATTAAGGAGAATGAGTTATATGAGTGAAAAAGCAAGGGTAGTTATCGGTGCCCTCGAATCCCGGAACGGAATCCATAACATCGTAGGGACAGACGGAAGGAAATTCGGGTTCTTCGAGACTGACCAATCCAAACAGTTCGAGACCCCGCAGTACGTTCAATTCAGGAAGCTCCTGTTGAAGAACGGAGACACGGTAGACATTGAGTTCACGCCCCGGACCTACACGAGTAAATTCGGAAAGCAGGTGCAGGCGTACAATGTGGACACCTTGGAGAAAGTTACAGGCCCGGCTGCAACGGAAGCCGTACAGCAGTCCGAAGCGAAGGGGCTTAAGGTTACGATTGGCAAGTGTGCCACTCTCTTTCTACAGGCGCGGCTCATGGGTGGGGCGTCTTTTGATGAGGTTGACACAGAGATCGGAAAAGCCGTGAACCTCGCCGTCAAGCTGACGGACGTGATTGACGACCTCTTCGGGGACGGGGAAGATTCCCGGACCCTGAGAGAGGCGACGAGCCCGAGTGGTGAGTCCCAGCAGGTTGGGTACGACGGGACACCGGTTCCATTTTAGCGCCACCCACACCCTTTGAGATAAAACCCGTTTGTCGCCCGACAGTCGGGGGCGCTTATCTCGAAGGCAGACGGTGGAGGCGCTGAAGACCTGAGCGGGAGGGGATGAGCGTTGGCAGCGAGCACCCCTCCACTCAGGCTAATTTCATAACGGAGGTTGCTATATGCTCGATTGGAGAGATGTTGGGATAAGTACGCACCGTAGCACCGGGAAGGAAAAGGTCCGGTGTCCGGAGTGCGACGGAAAACGCGGAGACAAGCGCGACAAGAGTTTATCGCTCGACCACGAGAAGGGAGTTTGGAACTGCCACTACTGTGGCTGGTCCGGGTCGCTTCACGAGGGCAGACGTCCGAGTGTCCGGTACGATAGACCGCAGTACAAGCCCACCCCGGCAACGCCGCACGCCAAGTTAATAGACTACTTCAACGAGCGGCAGATACAGGCCCACACGGTCAAGCACTTTGAGGTCGAGACCCGGGAACGCAACGGCCTTGGGGCCTGTATGGCGATCCCCTTCCGGAAAAATAATGAGATTGTGAACGTCAAGTACCGGACGAGGGACAAGAAGTTTCAGCAGGAAACAGGCGCAGAGCCGACGTTCTTCAACCGCGATACATGCCTGATTCATAAAGAGATTTTCGTCACTGAAGGCGAAATTGATGCTATGACGCTTTGGCAGGAAGGATACCCGAACGTCGTAAGTGTCCCAAATGGGGCGGGTTCCAATCTTGACTTTTTGGGCAATGACGGGCAAGTTATAGATAACGTCGAGAAGTGGATACTAGCAGGAGATGCCGATGAGGCAGGTGAGAGGCTCCAACAGGAGTTCATTCGCCGTGTAGGAGCCGACAGATGTTATCGGGTGGTATGGCCCGACGGGTGCAAGGACGCGAATGAAGTCCTTTGCAAACTAGGAGGTCAGGCTCTGAAACAAGCACTCTCCAAACCGGCCCCTGTGCCGATAGAAGGCGCGTGGGAGGTCTCGCAACTGGTCGATGACCTGAAGCGGCTCTACAAGTATGGCCGCCCGACAGGGCTCTCGACCGGCTGGGCGAACCTTGATCCTTACTACAAAGTCAGGGAAGGGGACTGGACGATGGTCCTCGGCATTCCGGGCTCGGGCAAAAGCTCGTTCATGATGGCGATGACGATGAACATGGCCCGGGAGCACGACTGGCAGTTTGCGGTCTACCCTCCCGAGAACCTGCCGCCCGAGGAGTACCTTTCGCAACTGACGGAGATCTACACCGGGAAGCCACTCTCTGCCGACTACGGTCTGACGGAGAAGGAGCTTGATGAGGCGATAGAGTTCCTTGACCGGCACTTCATCATCATCAACCCGGCGGAAGATCAGAGAAACCTGAGGGGCATCCTCGGGATTGCCAAATCGCTTGTCCTTCGCCGGGGAATCAAGGGATTGATTATCGACCCTTGGAACGAACTGGAGCAGCCAACGGACGCGGGTATGACCGAGACGCAGTTCGTGACACAGGCGCTCATTCAGTTCCGGCACTTCTGCCGGATTCACAAAGTCCACGGCTGGATAGTCGTCCACCCAACCAAACTGCGGAAGGGTGAGAACGGGAAGTTCGGGGTGCCGACGCTCTACGACGCTTCGGGGTCGAGTGCTTGGTACAACAAGAGCGACGTAGGGCTGGTACTTCACCGCGAAATGCAAAGCGACGTCTTGGAAGTTCACATTCAAAAGTGCAGAAAGAAGTGGTGCGGTAAAACGGGGGTTGCGTATTTACGCTTTGATCGGTCTACCGGGCGCTACTCCGAGCACGAAGAGTCCCTTGAGCCGGAACCTGTGAAGCAGAAGTCCGCACGGGGCCGGTACTGGGAAGAGACGGAGGAGTAATGAGAATACAAGTCGATACAGAGTTAGGGAGAGTGCTCGTGGAGAGGGCACGGGAGATGGTTGACGCCATCGCCTCGGAGAATGACCTCCTGACGAGGGCGATGGAGGTCCTCGACAAGCTGGAGAGGCCGATCTTCGAGGGCGCAATGCAGATGGCCCTCGATCAGACCAACGACGTGCAGGAGGTACTTGCTTCCTGTCCGCAGGACGTGAGCCGGGAGGCGGCCAAGTGGCCGACCTATGCGTCAGGGCTGATGGGGAACGCGATGGCGATGATCGGGGTGGCGATCAACTCACTCAAGCAGGAACTGCCGCCTGACAAGACGTTCGACGTGAGGTCAATCGCCAACTTCATCGAGTACACGGGACTGACCGTGCTCGGTACGCAGGTATGGGCGGCGGCGGTATATGACTTCTACGGGAAGGTTGACCGGGAGATTGGGATTGGGAACCTTGAGAGGCTCGGCTCAATCATCGAGGCGCTCAAAAACATCGCCCCTCCGGCAGAGTTCCCGAAGGCGAGGGTCGTGAAGAAGAAGAGAGCACCGAAGGTCAGCTTCCCCTCCAAGCTCGATGTCTAGAGTGGCGAGCAGAGTGCTCAGAGTCAGCGCCGGGGAGATTGGGAAAGACGAAGCGAGGGCTCTTTTTCGTGACTACCTCCTGCTTGTCAGGAGGCGGGTCACGATGGAGAGGCGACTGAAGTCGATCTCTACTCCCCGGTTGCTGGATACCCTGCTGAAGACGCTCAAGTGCGAAGAGGAGATGCGGTGGAAGTTCCTCCTCGCGTGGGTGGGGAAGGACGTGACGGGGAGATGGCTCCTTGGAATTACGGGAGTAGGGCCGGTCGTAGCGGCTGGGCTTCTCGCTCACGTAGACCTCAACCGGATGGAGTCGGTTGACTCTCTTTGGCGATACGCAGGACTGGATGGACCGCACGACGGACGGGTCTACCGTCCTTGGTGGAATCCGACCCTCAAGGCAATAGCCTACTGGGCGGGTGAGTCATTCATTAAAACCAAGAGTCAGGAGGGCTCCTTCTACGGCCAGCTTTGGACCGAGAGAAGAGCATACGAAGAGATGCAGAACAACAAAGGCGCTCTGAAGTGGGAGGCGGAGCGAACGCTCCGGAAGGGGTACAGATGGCGGAAGAAGACGAGGGAAACCTACGAAGCAGGGATGCTCTCACCGGCTCATCTGAGCGCGAGAGCAAGACGCTGGACAGTCAAGATATTTCTGAGCCACTTCTACGAGACTCTGTTGTGGAACGAGTGGAGGCAGGTCCCGGAGCCGCTCGGAAAGATCAGGCCCCCAAACCTCGCCGTCGAATGCGGAAACCCGGAGCAAGGCTCCCGGTCTTCCACGGCGAGCGAGAGGATGCGGTGACGTGGGCCCCGCACCTCAACCCTGAGAAGGCCCTCGGGGAGATACCGGCAGACGCGCACCCAACGATCAGGCAGGCATACCTGAAGCATGTGCAGATCTGCGTCACACACAATTCTCCCATCGTGCCGTGGGAACAATACGCAGGCGAAATGGAGGCATATCCCGACCTCGTGGAGGATGCGAAAAACACAGGAGAGAGGAGGAAGGAAGAGACCAAAGGTCGATCTTCCTTACTAAACAAATGAGACATTTGAACCCGGACGAACTGGAGTCGAGTCTGCTGACGTGTCTTGCAAAGCTGCAGGAGAGTCACAACGAATACGACAGGCTCCTTGAGATGGAGGTCGAGTACAACAACCGGTACCACAAGGCGAAGGCCCTTGCCTACCTTGCCGCCGAGGGTACGCAACTGGCAAGAGAGGCTCAGCGGGACATTCAGACCGCCGAAGTCGGCGACCTCTACCGGATCGCGGAGTCGAGGGCGAAGGCAGCGAGGAGCCGGATTGAGACCCTGAGGCAGGAACTCTCGATCTATCAAAGCCTCCTGAACGTCATGCGAAGCGAAATGGGGCTGGCAAGATGAGGGACTACGAAGACCTGCCGCTCTTCAGACACCCGGAGCCGGAGACGGAGAAGGCGATCAAGAGGGCAGACGAGCACGCCGATCAGGAGTGGAAGGACGCGGCCCTTGAGAAGGTCTATCAGATCGCCCGGAAGCAGGAGATCCTAACAGCCGACGATCTGAATGACGCCATAGCCGGGGATAAGGATATGCCAGCAGGCTACCACGCCCCCGGCGCAACCGGGCCGGTCATGCGGAGGGCACGCAAGCAGGGGTGGATTGAACTCTGCGATGGCGTTCACGCCGAGTCACGGCGCTCAGCCGCCCACAGACGACCTCAGAGGGTGTGGCGAAGCAAGATCTACGGGGAGGTGGTGAATGCTACATCCCGTGAATAGGATTATGGCCAGCCTGAGAGGCATACAGGGCCCGAGGGTCATTCCACGGGTAACAGCCGCTCTTGAAGAGCCGCCTGCTGGCTCATACGAGCCCATCAGGCCGCCTGAATGGTGGAAGAGGGAGCAGAGGGTGGCTGAACTGAATCAGGACCACCCACGGCCCTCCAAATTGAAACAGTGGTGGGACTGGTACGGCGGAGTAGTGCTTGGAACGCTGGCCGCTTTGATTGTAGTCACCATCCTTTCGGTGGCGGCAATGTTCGTGGAGGCGAAATGGTTGAGGTAGCAGATACCCCGGAGAGGGTGAAACCAATCCTCTGCCGGATATGTGAGGAGCAGTTTGAGTTCAAGTGGACCGAACTCTACGCCTACACCTACACCTGCCCCTGCGGGAAGGTATGGGGGTGGGTCGTTACAGACCCGGCTATCTGCTACAGCAGGAGAGTTGAAGAAGATCATGAAGAACACTTGGTAAGTGTTAGACGAAAGGAGAGAAGAAGTGGCGGGGCAAAGTCTTTGGCATATAGACAGTGAAATGAGAGGGGTGCTCGCCGACATTGCCGTGTCAGGCGGGGAGATCACCCCGGAGCAGGAGGAGCAGCTTGACAGTCTCTCGCTCAGGCGGGAAGACAAGCTCAAGGGATACCTGAGGGCGATCCGGATGTACGAACTCGAAGCAGGGAAAGTACAGGCGGAGATCGACCGGCTGATGGGACCCCTGAATCACTACAAGCGGCAGCAGGCGAAGCTCGAAGGGATACTCAGAAAGACCCTGCACCCGGACGAGGACAGTAAGCCCGAGGGCTTCAAGGATGAGACGAGCCAACTGGGTGTAACTTGGACTCGGAGTGAGAAGCTCAACACCGATAAGTGTGACGTCAGGAGGCTGCCGGAGCAGTTTATCAGGTATGAGGAAACCTACGAACCCAAGAAGGTTCCGCTCAAGAAGTACATCGAGGACGGCAACGAAATCGAAGGGGTTTACATCGAAGAGCATTGGAGAATGAAGGTAGAATAAGGAGGAGATGATGGTAAAGAAAGACATCGTAGCTCACCTGCAGAAAAGGCTGGGGATGAGCTACATTGACGCAAAGGCAGCAGTAGAAGAGAGCCTGAAGCTCTTGGGGGACACTCTCGCCAACGGGGAGAGGGTCGAACTGAGAGGATTCGGCGTGTGGTATCCGCGCAGAACCAAAGAGAGAATGGGGCGAAACCCTCGAACAGGGGAAGAATATCCTGTACCCGAGAGAGTCCGTATGGTATTCAAGCTCTCCGAAAAACGAGAGGTACTGGAAGGAGTCCCGGACGAGGTAGTCGCGGCGTGAGATGGGCTGGAGGTACCGAGTCATGAGGCACAGGTGTCCCGATAGCGAGGACTACTTTGCCATTCACGAGTACTACGAGGCTGATGAGATACTCAAAAGCCCGGCGTGGACTCGGGACCCGATAGACGTGGGTGGGTCAAGCATTGAGAGCCTCAGATGGACTCTCAACCGGATGAAGGCGGCCCTCAAGGAACCAGTGCTTGACTACCCTGATGAACAGGCGTAGATTCCCCTCGGAGAAGGATTCCTACCTGACGGACGATTCCTTTAATCCTTTTCCGGTATACGTCCGACTAAATCCGAGGTATTCCAATGACAGTGCAGTATCCTTACGATCCTGATGCGCCTACTGAGATCATTGACGT